TCGATTGAAATAAGCAGACTGGTGCGCAGGTGCAGGTTACGAGATAACCAACTCTGTAGAAGCTGAAAGCCGAGATTGGAAGCACCCAATTCAGAGCCGAGACGAAAAAGCCGAGATGACGGGCTCATTCTCTTGAATCATTCCCGAACCGCAAGAGAGAAAACACTCTCTACGGGTAAGGGGATGATTTGCTCAAGTCCCCTACCTCAAATCAAAGCAGGTTATTATTTAATAGATAACTCATTATTAATATAATTACAATGAAAGAAACAAATCTTAAATATGAAGCATACACAGATGGTAGCTGTGATAACATATCTCCTTATGGAGAAGGCGGTTCTGCCTATATAATACTTAAAGACGGTGTAATAATAAAAGAGTCTAAAAAAGGATTTGTTGGCACTACGAATAACCGCATGGAAATGCTTGCCATAATAAGTGCTGTTAAATCTGTTCCTAAAGGAGCTACATTAACCGTATATACCGATTCTCAATATTGCATAACAAGTTTCACGAACTGCAAGAAGCCTAAAAAGAACTTAGACTTAATAAGCCTTTATCATCATTGCGCCGCATCGCTTCGTGAAATATGTTTTGTTTGGGTGAAGGGGCACAACGGTAATGAGTATAACGAGCACGTTGATAGTTTAGCGTATTCTGCTTACGAAGATATTGTAAAGAAATACAATCTTCCAAGAACAAGAGTTGGAAGGGGAAGATAGTCATTAATAACCGATTGTAAACATTTCAAAGAACGAATTATGAAAAATCCATTTAAATCAGCAAGTCACATTGAACAAGAACCGAAACAGAACTTGTCAGACCTTCAATTTGTCGCTTCTCTGCAACATAAGATTGACATTCTTGAATCTTTTATCAAATATTCCTTTTTCAATATATACGTCAATAAGTTCCATTGCGAACATTTTGAGGTTGATATTGACAAACAAATAGAGAACGATTATGCAGGTGTGGACGATTTTATAAGATATATCCACGAAAAGCATCCTGAAATACTTGACGAGTTCAGAAGACACCATTGATATCAAAGTTTGGATATCGCAGAGGTGATAATCTCAATAACATATTTTATCACCTCAATTACGTTTTTCTTCTTTTTCTGTTTAAACTTTTCAAGTAGTAATTCGTATTTATTCTCATCAACATATATGATTCTATCTCTTATCCCCATAACACATACTTTTTCAATTCCTCCACTGCAAGAAGCCAACGAGGTTACACATAGCATAAATAATAGAATCTTTCTCATAATGTTGCTTTTACTGAGTTAGTTATTTCGCTTTCTTATTCTCTTACACCGTTTTGGGGTACTTGCTTGTTATTTTATGGATGAAGCGTCAACTATGCTTTTGTTGAATGAAATCAGGATGGTAATCACTCATAATATGTACATAGCCAGATGGGAATGGTATATATTCCTCTTCCGTAAATTTTAATATTAAATCACCTAAAGTTCGTTTAGAAGCCCCTCTTTTTGGAATTTCCGACACAACAGAATAATAGACGTTTGTCATATTTGGTAATATCAATGATTTTGAATCGTTTGGTTTATCTAAAATCGTAAAAAGTGAATCTACAACTACATCAATTCTATCTTTATTCAATCCATCTTTTATAGCAACATTTAAAGCATCTATGTACCCATCTATTGCATATTGAACAAAAGTCGTTTCCTTATCTATTTTCATTGCATAGTTAAATACAGATGTAAATGTTATATCTGATTGCATATACTTCAAACTATTTTCAAGTTCCAAATAATCATCCTTTAACTTTTGACTCTCTGCTTTTATCACTTCAATCTCTTCCCCAACTTTTTCTTCCGCCTTTTCGACTTTTCTATTAAAATCTACCACTGTATATATGTTCCATCCAAGCAACAGAGTTACAAGAACAGACAATATTGTTACGAGTGCGCCATTATAATCATACGTATTATTGGGTATTTGAGGTATTGCAATGTACAAAGCAATAAGGCTCATTGAGCATGATATTAAGCTCATCACCACAAGGCACGAAGCAACTCTATATTTTGTTTCTGTATTCATTATTCATTGCTTATATACTATTTCATTAGAATTGGGATTATAGCTCATTCTGTTCTTTGCCGGGGCACAGGTAATACTGCACCTCGTCAATCATTTTAAGGCTCATCTTGACAAATTCTGGATTTGCAGTTTCAAGTGTCATAGCATCCTTACTCAAATTTTGCTTTGCTTTTTGCAGGTACTCCCACGCTTGTTCGTTGGTGGTTATTTTTAGTTTTTCATTCATAGTTATAAGGTTTTAAGTTATTGTTCGTCCTTTTCTGTTGGGGGAGTAGAATGATTTTTATCATCCTCCTTTTTATATCTATCTTGAATGGATATTTCTTTTATAAGACCATTGAGTATTAACATCTCGTCCTTACGATTGCTATCTATATCATTCTTAATAGTTATTACATCATCTTGCTTCAATTTACAAGCAGAATCACTCCAATATGGGGATTGAGGATTGAATGTCTCAAGACAACTATACAGATGTGACTTTGCAATGTTTACCATTGTTGAATTACCAATCTTTTTATATTTATTGTAGATGGTAATGATTGAAACTATATAATCACCATTGTTGCATTGCGATTTAGTAGTAAGCTCTGAAATGTCGGCGGCGTAGTTGCAAACGTCCTCAATTGCGGATGCGATTTTCTTGTTAATTAAGTCATTTGCAGCCTCCCTTTCATCTCTCATTTTCTGTATTTCGTTTTTCACCTCTACTGCATTATAAATTTGCCATCCAACAGAGAATGTGACTAGCACCGCCAATGCACCAAATATTACTCCCATATAATCAAGTCCAAGATTTGTTTTTGGGAACGAATAACATATAGATAAAACACTAAAAACTAAAGCACATATCGAAAATATGAAATTCGCATAAGATTTAAATTTATCAGTTTTCTTCATTTTACACACTAATAAGTAACCAACAAGAATTGCAAAAACAATAAAAGTTATTGCTCCTTGATTCTTATTCAAAAAATCAAATATGTATGTAACTAATTCAGTCATATAAAAAATGCGGTGACATATAACAATTCTACTTATTTAATATCTGAATAACCTTATCCTTTAATCCCATTTTAATGAACTCGTCATCATCCACATCAAGCTCAACGACAACTTTAGTGGAACCTCTCTTCCCTAAACGAAGAAGTTCTATTTCCTTTTTCAATTTATTAATTTCTTGATACGCAATATTAAGTTCGTTTGTTATATCTTCATTTGATGATATTGGCTCCTCATCAAAGAAATATCCAACTGGCACTTTATAAAAAGAGGCTATCTTTTGCAACAAGTCCACTTTGCACACGCTACCTTTATATATAATATTATACATAGTTTGATAGGTAGTTCCAATTTTTTGAGAATCAGCGTATTTATCGTCACTTTTCTCAAATAAAACCTTCAATTTTTCCGTATTCATATAAAGTATGCTTTATAAATAATGTTAATAATATGCGTTTTGTATAAAGAGAACTTGTTTAAATATAAATCCTACTTTATATTTGCACTATAAAGTTACAAACAATACTTGATAACTCATAAAGAAACCAAGTAAAATAGCGTAAAAATGAATAGAAAAGAACCGAATATGCTGAATCTGATGGAGAATTTGAAGGCATTGCGCCCTCTCTTACCCAAAGGCTATACAAAAATCATAGCCAAAGATTGTGGGACAACAGAGGTTACAGTGAGTAATGCACTGCAAGGCAAGACAAGACGATTCGATATTATAGAGCGTGCGATAGAACTTGCAGAAGAGAATAGGAAGATAGCGTTAAGGCTGCAAGAAGTTGTGAAGTAGTTTCTCGATTACTGTAATAGTAAAATGAATAATAGCTTATGACGCGTAACGAAGTGAAAATATTAGCTGAGGAGATATACAAGTTGATGAAAAAGGACATCAAGACTATTGTATCACAAGTTGTCACAGAAGAAGCAGATGAATGGCTTACTCCAGAACAGGTAGCCCGAATGTTAAGCATGTCAATAAGCTATGTAATGCACAGCGATATTCCATATACAAAAGTAGGATGTCGAAGAAGGTATAGAAAATCAGATATAGTAAAAATGCTTGAACGATAAGTGTATATCTGAGAAGGTTTCGGGACAGGACGGGAAAGGTATTTGCCTTATTATGTAGCAAAAAAGTCGGTTCAACTCCGACCGAAACTTCAAATTAGTAGTTCTTTGAAATATTTATTTATACAATAGAAATAATGTATGGGTAAAACCGTACAATTATTATATATGATTTCTGCGCAGGCACAGAAGCGAAGCCAGTGATGGTAGATAGTGGTGGGTGCAAGTGGAACGGAATTGACACCGATAGCAACCGAAGATAAGACGATAACGGTCGAATGGTTGTAAATGTCTGATGGTGGTAAAGCCACGAAGTTGAAATGAAATTTACTTTCAGCACGCCAATTTGTCTTTAGCGTGGTGAGTATGCTTGGTTAGGCACAAGTATCGCTGAAAGGTCTAATATATCCCCTCCCGTAAGATTCGGGGTAACAACCGGTTTAAGCCGTTGAGGGGAACAAAATTATAATTCTGAGCATAGATATGGAATATCCCTTAATACCATTTAATGAAATTGACAATAAATATGTACCAAATCCTCGTTCTATAATCCAAGTGGCGATCAGTGACTGCCTTGCAAAAGGCATAAATACAGAACGGGATATAGCGATTCATGTATGCCATAGCCTGTACAACTTTATGATATACGCGGATTGCTTTGTAACGTCAGTAAATAGAGACGACTTATTGGAGTTTAAGCAGCTTGGCAACGAGATAGATTAGTAGTACTGCGATACCAGCTACTGCTTTGGATTCAACTTCTTTATCCATATTTCTTAATTTTTGATTTGACACCACAAAATTAAGAAAATCCCCTGACAATAACGTGATGTTGCCAATCGGATTGGCTCAGGGGAACGAACTTAATAATTAAATGACCTCATGAAACGATTTCTTAAAAAATGGCTCAAAAGACGGCTTATTAAGATTGCCATAGAAACAAAAAAACCCATCTCCACGCATCTCTTTGAGTGGATTTACAATTCACCGATATATACGTGGAGAGACAAACTTCTAATTGCTAGAATTGGCAATGATCTTTGGGAAGAATACTATTGTTGGCTTAACAGAGACAACACTTGAGGTATTGGCAAAGTTGTTTCAACCACATCACCGGATACCAAATGAATAAAAGTCATACGGCTCTTATGTTCAATGAAAGTTACATGATCAGGATTTATATAACAAGGGAAAGTCTTGCCCTCGATCAGTATAAATTTGTTCATAATACAAAAATTTTAAATGTGACACCGCAAAAGTAATAATAATTCGGGTACGTTCCTCTTTTCCATCAATAAAGTTTTAAATGTGACAGTTTATACTTCTATTTGGGAACGTACCCTTTTTTACATAATATAATGAAAACAGCCAATTTTATCATGTCTTTATTTGCCGCCTTATGTTCGTTAGGGATGATTTATGGTGCGATAGTTACGGAAAGTCCTGTAAAATCCGTATCTGTGATTATATTTTCCATTATCTTCCTGTTGTGCATAAGACTGGTAGTCCTGACATACAATGAACTGAAAGAGTGTGACTAATATTTTCTCTATCTATTTTTAAGTTAGTAATATTATCCGTTCATGCCGGTATGTGAATATAGGTATGAACATCATCCGAAAGTAGCATTATGGAATGTATGTGGTAATTTAATAATAATCATATTCTTTATGTAGGTCTCATTACCCCACAAGAAGCAGGTTCGATTCCTGTCTTTCGGACAAATATTTAAACGTAGTTATTATGAAAAAAGGTGATAAAGTCCGTGAAATTGGCGATACGCTGATAGGCACGATTATTAAGATTAAAGATGGGCGTGCAGATGTCAAATTTTCTAAGTTAAAAGCTGTTTATTCACTCCCTTTGCAATTTTTGGAGAAAGTATGAGGTGTAAATCATCTATTAATTCAGAACTTGATAAGCTTTATTCAGAGCTTGACACGGTTCAGCAAATGAGTGAAGAAGCGGTAATGCTCACATTCAATGCTGACAGTAAGGCTGAATATATTGCACTTATCAATGAAGAAATTGATTCTCTTGAAAATGAGCTTGAAGAAGTGGAGATATATCATGGCAGGAAGCGGAACTTTGTAAGGACTGCGGACCTGCCTTTTTTGTGTTGGTAATATAATAATATAATTATGAAGGAACTTAATACAATTCAAAGTTTGCTTAAGGCTCCCAAAGATCAATATAATAAATTTGGGAATTATAAATATCGTAATTGCGAGGATATTTTGGAAGCAGTAAAACCATTGTTGTTTAGTCAGTCGTGCACACTTACTATTTCTGACGAAATTGTAATGATTGGTACACGATATTATGTAAGGGCAACCGCAACCATTAAGAATGCTAATGGTGAAACGGAAACGGCAACGGCATACGCACGTGAGGACGAGTCAAAGAAGGGAATGGATGCAAGCCAGATCACAGGAAGCACATCGTCTTATGCACGGAAGTACGCATTAAACGGGTTGTTTTGTATAGATGACACAAAAGATTCTGATTCTCTGAATAATGAATGTCAGTCAAATAATCAATTGGAAAAAGATAACAGAAAACTCCTGCCGAAAGAGAAGTTTAACGATGAGGACTTAATGAAATGGATTTATCAGAAACTTGAAAAAGCAAAATCTGAGAATAAACGTCTTTCGTTATCCAATCTTATAGAAAAGTACTATAAAGTTACGCAGAACGATATTACTGTCATTTCTGACAATTTTTATCAATATAAAGTTAATAATAATTTGCTATGAGTAATGATTTGAAGATAAACAATATTCCATCTACGAAGCAGGAACAGACGGAACTTGCCTGTATGTTTGTACAAAAAGTAATTGATGGTGATGTAAATCCGATAGATGCTGTCATACAGATGAAAAGCCTTAGTGAAACAATAAGCACTTTTTTGAAAGATTCGGATGTAAGGGAAGCTGTATTGAATGAAGTAGGGAAGTATGGAAAAGGTGAAATCCCTTCATTCCGTGGGGCGTTGATACAGGTGAAAGAAACAGGAGTGAAATATGACTTTACAGGATGTGGTGACCCGGTATGGGAAAGGTTAAATGAGGAAAAAAACGACATTGACATGAGACTCAAGGAACGTGAATCTTTTCTTCGTACTATAAAGGAACAAAAAACAGATATAGATGAAGAAACAGGCGAGATTATAACTTTGTACGCTCCTTCAAAAAGCTCTACAACATCCTATTCAATCACATTCAAAAAGAGATAATTATGTATCGTATCAGTGTTACTTCATTAGAAGCGTTCAGACGATTCAGGGATAAGCATTCAATATGGGACACAGAAGAAAGAGTGTTAAATACACTTTCAGGCAAGAAAGGACCAAACGCTTATGCAGCAATAGGATCTGTATTCCATAGTATTGTAGAAACAGGGAAGGCGATTTATGTTGGAGAAAACACATTTGAGCAGGAACAAGATGGATTTAGAGTGCTTATGAATGGGAAAGCTGTGGAAAATGCCCTTTATTACCGTAAACAATATCCGGATGCGGAACATGAAGTACATAAAGGTAAAGATTTTCATTGTGGATTGTTCCCTGTTCATGTGCACGGATATGCTGATGTCAAATATCGAAACGTGATACGAGACATTAAAACCAAATATTCACAACCACACACAAGAGATTATACAGAATCGTGTCAATGGAGTTTTTATCTTGAATTGTTTGGTTGTGACACTTTCTATTTTGATCTATTTCATTTTAAAGGATATAAGCGTTATATGGTTACGAACACAATAAATACGGATTTCGTAATATATAATCCGATAGAATGTTTGAGAGACAGTAAGATGGAAGAGAAGAATGCTCAAATAATAAAAGACTTTTGCAAATATATAGATGAAAAAAACTTATATCACTTGCTAAAAATAAAAGAGGATTTGTATAACATATAAACTATAAAATTATGATTTTAACAGGAAGTATCTGTCTCTCTGATATACCTCGTGAGCAGATGAAGAAAATTAAGTGTAAAGATGGAGTTGAAAGAATCTATGTGAATGTGGCTGTTATCGAACGCAAAGAGAAATCCCAGTTCGGGCATACGCATTTCATCACTTGTTCCCCTAAAAAGGAGGAACGGGTAGAAGGAATGCAATATATTTTTGGAGATTTCAAAGAGTTTGTACCTCAGAATACATCACCCACCCCAGAGGATATAAATAATGCTCCTAGCGTGTCGGATGATGATCTGCCATTTTAGCCTATGAAATACGATGGTTCCAATCCTCTCCACGTCCAGCAGGCAAGAGCGAAGCTGGAGAAGTTGATAAAGGAACAGAAGGTGTTTGAATTGACGGAAAAGAAACCCCAAAGATCTTTAAATCAGAACAAATACCTTCATGTCTGCCTTGCTTATTTCGGTTGCCAAATCGGTGAGACGATGGAATATGTAAAGCGGAACTATTACAAGATTCTCTGCAACAAAGACACTTTCGTCCGTGAGAGAGAAGACAAGTTTCTTGGGAGACTAAAATACTTAAGAAGTTCGTCTGACCTTGATAGTACAGAGTTTAGCCTTACCATTGAAAGGTTTCGGAATTTCGCGAGTGCCCAATGTGGCATATATATCCCATCTCCAGACGAAGAACGTTTGATTCAGTTGATGGAGATTGAAATTGAACAACATATAAATTACATTTAATAAATGACACGAGAAGAGTTGCTCAAATACAGGTTAGATGGATCAAAGTCATTCCCTTTTCATATTAAAGAGCAAGAAATAACAGACAAATATGGAGTATATTCTACTGGAGTATTTAAATACAAAGGGATGAGTTTGATAATTGCAATAGAAAATGGGTTATGGCATTTATCAGTAAGTGCTAAGTTTCCATTAGGTTATCAGCAGTTGAAAGATGTACGATATAAGTTTTTACCAAATAACATTCAAGTGGCACAAATATTCCCTCCGAGAGAAGAATTTGTGAATTTACATAGTACTTGCTGGCATTTATGGGAGATTAAAGACTAATAATTATGAAACTTACTTTGACAAAACAAGAAGTGCTTCTCATCCAGAAGTTGCTCAACACTTACAAAAACGAGTTGCCCGATGACGGAACAGAGAAGCATGGACGTTTTGTCGGGAAGCTCTGCAAGAAAATCAAAAGACAAGTTATTAATCAATTAAAATAATATGAAAATTACAATCAACAAACCGACCGAGTTTGAGGCGGTCTATCTGAAAGTAGATGCAGGTGTCCGCTATTGGGAAGATGCAGAAGTAAACGGAGTGAGAGACATTGATTTGTGCGAGAGTAAAGGCATAGGTAAACCTCTTATGCCTTGTGCTGTACAAATAAAAGAAGAAGCTGATTACAATATATATTCAGGCCATTATCGTTGGCGACCTATTATAGCAATTGAGACAGGACAAATAGTCAACTGGACGCAAGGAACAATTGCCAATGTTCACTATAAAGTATGCGATGATTTTATATGTGATATTACTGATGAAGACCACATCGCCATTGCTTCTTATGACGGCTATGTACCTAAGATTATGTGTCCGGCAGATGAAGGATATGGCGACTACATCATTATGAATATTGATGAAAATGGATTTATTCAAGGATGGAAAAAAGAATTGATTAAACGACTAATACAAGAAGAGGACTGATTATGGAAAGCAACATATCACGAGATCATATTGCGCTTGAAGCAATGAAGTGCATAATGATGACAGCAAAACGCAGAAGAACTTTATGGAATAGAGTTGTAACATTGTTTTTCCCATCCAAAGAGGTTAGTATGATAAACTACAACTCTGAAAAACAGGCTAAAGCAGCTTATCAGATAGCTGATGCAATGATTAAGGAACGTAATAAGACAAAGGAGGAATGATTTATGTCAGAAAAAGGGAACAACTTTAACAAGAAAGTTCAGATGCATCTTGCTTGTTCTGGAGATTATCCTATCAAACCTGAAATGTGTTGTATCTATTTCAAAAACGGATTTGCATACGCAAGTGACGGGCATATTTTGGCAAAAAACAGAATTTCAGAAATATCGGGGTTGAAGGAACCTGAGATAACCGCACTTGACGGAAAATTTCTTCACGCTGACTTCTACAAAGATATGCTGAAATACGATAATATTATGATTGCCGAAGATGGCATAGAATGCAGCAAGGATAATGATAAAGTATTCTTTTACTTTTCCACATTTGATAAATATCCTGATGCGGAAAAAGTCTTGCAGGGTGCTTTGAATACGCAGACTACTCCGCTTCCACAAGTGAAGTTTGACATGAAGATTATGCAACGGTTGAATAAAGCTCTTTTTGAAAGCGACAAGTGTGTCGCTACATTTAAGGGTACTAATAAACCTATTGTTTTTGATAGTATGATGGAGGGTGTAAGTAGTGTTGGGTTGCTTATGCCATGTTATAGTGAAGATACGGAGGAATAATATGGAAGAGTTTATTTCAGATTGGTTCATACCGATGGATTTCGGTAATGATATGCCGGAGGAAGAACCGGACGGTGAGGATAATTTTAATTTTGATTGACATGGAAAAGAAATTTGAACTTACAGACAAGTTTGTATTCAATACTTTTGGAATTAAATTATTCCAAATTAAGTGTACAAAGTCTTTCAAATATGCCAAGGAAGGTGATTTGGGAGGATATGTTGAGAAAGATGAGAACTTAGACCAAGAAAGCGATGCTTGGGTGTCCGGCAATGCTCAGGTGTACGGCAATGCTCGGGTGTACGGCGATGCTTGGGTGTCCGGCAATGCTCGGGTGTCCGGCGATGCTCAGGTGTACGGCGATGCTTGGGTGTCCGGCAATGCTCGGGTGTACGGCAATGCTCAGGTGTACGGCGATGCTCGGGTGTCCGGCGATGCTCGGGTGTACGGCGATGCTTGGGTGTACGGCGATGCTTGGGTGTCCGGCGATGCTTGGGTGTACGGCGATGCTTGGGTGTACGGCGATGCTTGGGTGTCCGGCAATGCTCGGGTGTACGGCAATGCTCAGGTGTACGGCGATGCTCGGGTGTCCGGCGATGCTGATATAGAAAATGATAACAATCATTGCGGATTTGATTGTTTCGGTTCATGCAACCGCCACACTCACGCATATTTGACAAAAGATAATAAAGTCGAAATAACTTGTGGGTGTTTTCGTGGCAGCATTGAAGAGTTTGAAAAGAAAGTGGAGAAGACACATTCGGGAACAATCTACGAGAAACAGTATAAAGCCATCATCAATGTTATTAAAATTAAATTTGGGTTGACTGATTTGATATAGATTAAGTGCATTTGTTTACATGCCTTCCCGGTCTGTGAAGATAGGGCGGGCAAACATGGTGGTATGGCGGAACAACGAGAGACGCTAAAGTGAAGCTCTTATAGATAGGTTGGTAAGTCAATGTGTTACGGTTAGCCGTAAAAAGAAATTCAAACCACTGAGTTAATAACGGGTAATGCCGAATAGACCGCAATGTCAATGAATAAACTACTTGGTGAAAGTCCAAGAAAAACTCCTATCATGCAGGTGCAAGTCCTGCTACCACCTCATAAATGTGAGCCACACATAAATGGCAAGGGTTAGTAAATAATGGTTGTGCCCCGGAGAATACGCTTCGGGGCTTTTAATTGGAATGAAACAGATAAGCAAAAAACAAAGTACAATAAACCGTGAACTTGCAAGGATAAAAAGGGATCTACCGCAGTATTGCTGTATCTGCCACAAATATACATCCACACCACAGTTGATGCACCTGTTACCTAGATCACTTTATCCTGAATACATTACGGAAGAATGGAACTTGCGAATTGGCTGTCCTGAATGCCATAGCAGGTATGACAATGACCGTAATTTCCGTAAACAGCAAAAGGAAATAGTAGAAACAATCCGTCAACACGATGAGCTGGCGGCAAATAGATATTTTGGATTATGATATACGATAAACAAATTATAAGGGGGAAAATCCCTTCAAAGTCGAATTGTTACAAGATAGTAGCATTATACGGGCACGGTTCTTTAGCAAAACAGAATGTACTTAAAAAGTATGAACAAACTTTCTACGCACAATGTGGATTAAGGGACAAGAATATAAAAGGTTTCTTTAAACTAACAGTGGATGTGTATCACGAAAATTTGCGTCCTGATCTTGATAATGCTTTCAAAATTTTACTTGACTGTCTACAAGGATGCAAGGCGATAAAGAACGATCGACAATGTATGGAGATTAATGCACGAAAGCTGATTGATAAGCTTAATCCAAGGATAGAATTTATAATTGAGGAAGTTGAATTATAATACTAAACTTTTATGGGACAAAACGAATTAAACGAATGGCATAAGTTGTCAGAACAGATTATTGACTTCGTTGTCAATTGCAGCGATGATGTCAAACCATATATCATTGGGCAATTGGAAACCTTAACAGAACACCTAAAAGATTAAGCAATGACAAAGGATAGTTTTATCATATATAAATCTTTCTACAAACCTATATCAAGATTATCAGACAAACAGCTTGGGCGATTATTTCGTGCAATTTTCAAGTATCAACTTGGCGAGGAGGTTACGGTAGAGGAGGACATTGATATGGCATTGGGTTTTTTCATCAATCAATTTGAGATAGACGAAACTAAATATCATGGCATTGTCGAGAGAAACCGAAACAACGGGCGTAAAGGTGGTGCTCCTATAGGAAATTGCAATGCCAAATCAAAACAACCCAAACAACCCAGTGGGTTAAACTCAACCCAAACAACCCAAAACAAGCTTAATGAAAATGATAATGAAAATGATATAGATAAAGAATCTCCTAACGGAGATAAGAAAACAATTCCCAAAAACAAGGAAGTTGATTTGTCTTTTGTTTCGGAAGATTTTAAGGGCATATTCAAGGAATGGCTTGAATACAAGAGAGAAAGAAAAGAAAACTATAAATCGGAAAAATCCCTAAAAATGTGCTACAACCGATTGCTAACATTGAGTGGAAATGATTGCAATAAAGCAAGGCTTGTGGTTGAGCAGTCGATTGCAAGTAATTATGCGGGATTATTTGAATTAAAAAATTATGGAGCAAGACAAAATACAGACATCTACGAGCAGAAGCGAATTGATTCTGAGCGGAGAAAATCTAGACTCATGGCTGAGTTCGCAGAAGCGGATGCAAAATTCCTTGCAGAACAAGAAGCTAAACGAAAAGCAGTTGGCTCTACTGGAGAAATACCCAACACCATCCAGGATGGCGGTTGATTACAATCCTGATTTGCAAGGCAAGTTGGCAAAATCAAATCTTACACTTGCGGATATTGCCTTGAATGATAATATACCTTCGCTTGCAAACATCCGTTCCGTGTACGGTGAAGACAACGCACTTAGGTGGCTGAAAGTACAGTTTGACAGCCTTAATGATTACGCCGAGCAGGGAAAGGGTATAACCGACACACAATTAGATGAACTTTGTATTCTTGTTCTAGGTGAATACTATTGGATGAATTTGGCTGAAATATGCAACTTCATATCCAGATTCAAATTAGGGAAATATGGGCAATTTTATGGAGCTATTGGTCCGATGAAGATTTCATGCTCTCTTCTGGAGTATGTTAAGGAACGTAGGATTGACATTGATCGGCATGAGCGTGAACAATACAGAATCCAGCGTGAAAAAGAAATAGAAGAGCGTGGAAATAACAGAATTTCTTATGCTGAATATCAAGAATTAAAACGTCGAGCGGAATCCGGAGATGAGGAAGCCAAAAAAATGCTGATGTTGCCATGAGTATGCCAAAGAAAGTCAAACTGGGAATTGTATATGTCAAATGCCGGAATTGCAAGAATGCCTCGGACTTCGGGGATAATTCTGCGTATTGTAAGGCTAAAGGGCATAGAGTGTGTGCCTGTGACAGATATGGGCAAATTTGCAACAGTTTTCAAAAGAAAGAATTATAACGAAAAAGGAGAAATTTATGAATACCGAGATGCAGAGAAAGATACGTGAATGGGAAGCGGAACGCGACAGAAACCTGCGCATACACTGCCCTCTTGTAGCTGCCAAATTCCAAAGGTGGATTGACAAAATTAATAAAAAGGAGAACGAAAGTATTAACCGCATGAAAGGAAATGTAAAGTGAAAATATACAATTATGAAGCCAAAGAAAAAAAATAATAGATGCCGCCATAGCCAATGGTAGCATAGATAGATTGAATATGCTGCTTTCAGCCGCTCACCTGTTGAATTGCGAAGCCAATAACTTAGTAGAGGAAGCGAGCGATTTAATGGCAGAGAACTCCCTTCTGCTTGGAGATTTAAAAAAGTTGCACAATGACTTCGTAAAAGTTGCCGATAAGTATTTCAAGGAGTTCTCCACCCTCATTACTACTGATACCGCCAAGATGGATATGTTCTCTGACCTTGATGGATTTGATAAGGCATTCAGAGAGTGGGCTAAAGTACCGTCAGAGTGGAAACCTGGAGAAGTTTGTAGGAGCCATTAATTAAAAGTAATACAGAAATAAACAAGAATCATGAAAAGAGAATTAACACCTGAGAATATTCAGGAACTGAAAGAAAATCAAATATTCGTTTTTGGAAGCAACATGAACGGCAATCACGCCGGAGGTGCAGCTAGATTGGCAGTTGAGAAGTTTGGTGCAATTATGGGGAAGGCAAGAGGGATACAAGGTCAGTCCTATGCTATCCCTACGCTGGACAAGAATTTGCAGAAAGTAACTGAAGAAGAGCTGATCGTATTTTTAGGCAACTTCAGGAATTACGCTAACGAGCATCCGGAAAAGGAATTCCTCCTAACTGCCATTGGCACCGGGATAGCCGGATTTGATTCCAACTACATGGCGTACATGGTACTTAGGGCAAACCTGCCGGATAACGTTACCTTACCAAAGGAATTTGTCAAAATCAAAGGGTACAAAGGTTTTAACCCCGATATGACATGTAGGGATTTCCAATACGAAGAAGGTAAGGACTATGAAGAAACAGGCGATATAAGAGCTTGCGGTAACGGATTTCACTTCTGCCTCCATCCGTTGGACGTGTTCGGTTACTATCCACCTGCCAAAGTTGGTATGAATAAGTTTCACGAGGTTGAGGGGATTGGCGATATGGACGTAGATACGGATGATACGAAAATTGCTTGCTCAAAAATCCACATAGGAGCGGAACTAAGTATTAAGAGTATTGTAGACGCAGCCGTTAAGTTTACGTTTGAAAAATGCAAGTGGAAGAAGGGTAAGTCAGCCACAGGCTACCGAGGTGCAGCGTCAGCCACAGGCTACCAAGGTGCAGTATCAGCCACAGGCTACCAAGGTGCAGCATCAGCCACAGGCTACCAAGGTGCAGCATCAGCCACAGGCGACCAAGGTGCAGCATCAGCCACAGGCGACCAAGGTGCAGCATCAGCCACAGGCAACCAAGGTGCAGCATCAGCCACAGGCTACCAAGGTGCAGCATCAGCTACCGGCAAGGATAGCATTGCTCTTGCTGCCGGATACGGGTGTAAGGCTAAGGGAGCTATAGGTTGCTGGATAGTCCTCGCAGAGCGTGGAGAATGGAACGGTGATACCTACCCGATTAAGGAGGTCAAGGCGTTTGAGATTGACGGGGAAAAGGTTAAGGCTGACACATGGTATATGCTAGTCAATGGACAGCTTAAGGAGGTTTGGCGGAAGTAATTAATTAAAAAAACAATATAAGAATGATTGAAACAAAGGTCATATTAGACGCCTGCTGTGGCAGTAGGATGTTTTGGTTTGACAAACATAATCCTCTTGTCTTATTCGTTGATAAGAGATCGGAGGTAGTAACTGCCAAGGACAGGGATAAAATCAGAACCATAGAGATAAAACCGGATATAATAGCCGATTTTACCAACTTGCCGTTTGAGGACAATTATTTTTATTTAGTGGTGTTTGATCCGCCACATTTGAAAACGCTTGGTGAAACCTCATGGATGGCAAAAAAGTACGGCAAACTGCCGAAAGGCTGGCAGTCACTCATACACGATGGATTTACTGAGTGTATGCGCGTCTTGAAGCCTAACGGCACGCTTGTATTCAAATGGAACGAGAGTGAGATAAGAGCTGCGGAAGTTTTGTCTGTTATCCCTTTTAAGCCTCTATTTGGGCATACTACCGGAAGGCAGAGCAAAACAATATGGATGTGCTTTATGAAATTGCCAATTAATGAATAACAATATAGAAAGGACTAAAAGATGATACTTACTACTGATAAGATGGTATTTGTTACTGATTTAGAAAATTCGGACGAATATATTGAGAATCTTATAACTGAATATGGCACTAATCAATATCGCATAAAGGTTGACCGGACACTCAATCCACCATATTATCAATTATTTTACGAATGGAAAGAAGGAAAGCGAACTCTTAATAATCATTTGTTTTCTTCAAGTAGATTGGAAAAGATTGTGGATTACATTAATCAGAATATTCAATAAAATATAGAGATGAAGCAAAGTAAATTGACTCATGGCTCTCTGTTTAGTGGGATAGAAGGTTTCGGCTTGGGTGCAGCGTTTGCCGGAATAAAAACACTTTGGAGCTGCGAATATGAAGACTATCAAGCAAGTATAATCAAAAAAAAATTTGGAGAAAACCATGAAATCAACAGAGATATTAGAACGTATTCAAATCCAACATTTGTTGACATCATCAGCGGTGGATTCCCTTGCCAAGACATCAGCGTTGCTGGAAAAGGTGTCGGAATTGTCGGTGAAAGAAGTGGCTTATGGACTGAAATGTACCGAGTTATACGGGAAGTTAGACCTAAATACATCATCATTGAAAACAGTCCAATGCTCCTTATTCGGGGATTTGAACGGGTTTTATGCGACCTTTCCAAAATCGGGTATGATGCAGAATGGCAATGTTTATCAGGCACCGACTTTGGTATACAACAGGGTCGGGAGCGATTATATTGTATTGCCTACTCCTGTGAAATCGACAGCAAAAGGAGCATCCAAGAATCGATATTTCGGAAGCCCTACCTATCGGGGCAATATACACGAGTATATCCGGGATGGAGAACAAGACAGTCAATACCCTCACCCCGATTTGCTGGAAAGTCTAATGAACTTCCCGATAGGGTGGACAGAACGGAGTGTATAGGCAATGCAGTACAACCTATAATTGCGCACTATTTATTTGAATGTATTAAGATTTTCGATAAACAATTAGAGTAAAACAGATCAGGTATGAATACACAATTTGAGCGGTCAGCATGCGCTACCGATGAATGGTATACACCGAAGGAGATTATAGATGCGTTGGGTGAATTTGATTTAGATCCGTGTGCCCCGGTCAACCCACTATGGCAAACAGCTAAGGTGATGTATAATAAAAACGTTGATGGGTTAAAACAGGAATGGAAAGGCCGTGTATGGCTAAACCCGCCTTATTCCCGGCCTCTAATTGAAAAATTCATCAGCAGGATGGCAGAGCATGGAAACGGTATCGCTTTACTTTTCAATCGCTGCGATTCAAAGATGTTTCAAGACATAATTTTTGAAAAAGCAACGGCGATGAAGTTTTTGCGCAATAGGATTCGTTTCTTTCGCCCGGACGGGACTCGTGGAGATTCACCCGGTTGTGGTTCCATCTTAATCGCTTTTGGCGAGGATAATGCGGAGATATTAAGGACTTGTAATATAGCAGGTAAGTATGTTAGAATCAATTAGAATGACAAAACATGAATAAGGAAGAATTTCTGAGCAAAAGAGATGCCATCGATTTAACGCTAAAAGAATTGAACGGTGAAAAGAAGAAGTTGGAAAAGGAATACATTGAATCCAACCAAGGATTCAATGTTGGAAGCAAGGTCTGTATAACGGTCCCGGCTCATGAAAGGTTTTCTCTTTTGAGCAATGAAAGGATATTGGTCCCCGAAGCGAAGAAGTTAGCCTATATTGCATATTATGAGATTGATGATAACGGAGAGGTTGTCCCCTCTTTAAGACAGTTGGATTGCAATGGGGGCATGTCAGAAATGCCTTTATATGTTAATTTTAAAAAGGTTATAATTGAATTAGTATAAATCAGATAAGAAATGAAGATAATAGCAAAACAAGGTTCAGAGCTTGAAAAGCTACTGAAACAAATGAATGAACAGCTTATGCGCGAACAAAACGAAGCTAAAGATATGATTCAAGAATATTGTGGTTCAAGACCGGATAGCCTCGGATATGGATGGGCATTTGGAATAACCGCTGAGTGGCTTTATACTCTTATTGGATTTGATGATAAGGAGTTTGTTCCTGAGAAACTGATTCCGAATAATGATGATAAGAAGCATCCGTGTTGGAAAATCAATAAACGAAAGAAAGAATGTCGTGAATTTATTGATAAATGGCGTAGAAAGTTTCGAGGTATAGATGGTAGGCCACTTAATAAATTTGGGATTCCGGTAATGCATGAAGAAACAGGACGCTACTTCCATTGGCTCCCGCTTGAAAAAGATGGTATCTATTATGTCTCAGTAGGTTCTTCTCTTCTTGATTGTATGCCATCGGCAAAAAGTGAGCAGTTTGAGATAGAGGTTTAACGTATAACCAAGATAGATATGAAACAGAAGTTAGAAGAAGCAGCAAAAGAATATGCAGAATCAGTAATTGATTCATTCGGAACAAACGGAATTCCGAATGGCGTTTCCGATATTAAGGGAATGATTGCTCTTGGTTTTGAAAATGGCACATCATGGCTTTCAAATCAGATTAAATCTATCATCTTGGATGATACGTTGACAGATGGGGAAGTCATAGATAACATTAGTGAGCTATTGAACCAACAAGGATGTATTGGAGCGGATTAAAGAGAAAGGAGATTGATTATGGAAGAACTTATTGACTATTTGAATCAATCCGGATTGACGGGATTAGTACGTACATATATAATTGTCGGAGGTATTTTATCTGTCATTGTATTTATTGTGACAATATATATGATTATTAAAATGTCACGTGCTCTTAATGATAGGAAAAAATCTATGTTGGATTTTCAACGTAGATGCAAAAAAGGGAAAAAATAACTTGTAACAAGATAAATATGAATAAGATAGAAAAATTGGCTGGAGAATATAACTCCGCCTTTGCTCGACTAGCAGTAATAGAAAGTGAATTGACCAAAGAATGTCAGAAGTACGTTTCTTGGGATACTGTTCAAGTAAGTATTACTGGTGGTGGTGCTCCCATTGTACAGGCAAGAGAAGAGATAGATGCCGTTCCTTTGGAGGATTTTATTGACCATGTAAATAAACATGGCAACATGTCAGAATGCGCCTACGGACATTTAGCTTGTATTTGATTTAAAACAGAACAAATATGAAAAAAGTAACGATAATATGTGATGCATGCGGAAGAGAGATACAGCCATCGTATTTCCGCAGCGCAAGATTGGATTTCAAGGTGGATAAATGGGATGGTGGCTCTGTTGGTGGAAGGGAAGATATATTCATCCAAGAAGCCGACTTATGCTCGGAATGCGCCCATAAATTACAGAAATTTATAGAGAACGAATTAAACATTCAACCACATCACCCCTAATTGATTAAATTATGAAACAGATAGTAGAAGAAGCTGCAAAGGAATATTACGAAAGATACAAAATTCATTTGGCAAAAGATATATTCAGACCAAGAGTAGTAGATATTTTCAAATCCGGTGCGGAATGGTTTAAAAGTCTATTTCCTATGATGTATTTTCCTCCTTGTATTATGCCAGAGGATATAATGAAAAATACGGAATCGGTAGGAGAAGAAACTATAGTAGCTACTACTCATGACTATATCATCTTTTACAAACACCGGGGATATGACATCGCTTATCGTGAATATTGGAAGGGGCATCACAATAATAAGTGGAAATGGAAAGTAAAGTATGGTCGTTATGTAGATGATGATGAAATACTTTGTTGGATGAGAAAAGAGTTTTAATTCAAATCAGAACAGATATGAAAAAAGTAACGATAATATGTGATGCTTGCGGAAGAGAGATACAGCCATCGTATTTCCGTAATGCGAGATTAGATTTCAAGATAGACGAATGGGATGGTGGCTCCGTTGGTGGAAGGGAAGATATATTCATCCAAGAAGCCGACTTATGCTCGGAATGTGCCCATAAGTTACAGAGATTTATAGAAAACGAATTTAACATTCAACCACATCACCCCTAATTGATTAAATTATGAAACAGACAGTGGAAGAAGCGGCAAGAGAGCACCAATCACATTTTGAAATATGTGATACCGAAGGCACAATAAGTGGATTTATTAATGGAGTGCATAAACAGAGTTATGAATCATTTATTGCCGGTGCTGAATGGCAGTACAAGCAATCACCGTGGATAAGTGTTAAGGAACGGTTGCCGGAAGAAGGAAATCTTGTATTAATAAGACTTAAAGATGGTGTTATTAGGATTGCATGTTATGATATAGAAGAAGATAGCAATATATGCTTCTGGAATGACAATTACGCTTATGAAACATTCGAACCTTGGGATGTTACTCATTGGAAAGAAATTCCTTCTTTTGATGAGATACTCGAAGCCAACAAGGATGTATTGGAACGGATTAAAGGGAAAGGAGATTGAATATGAAGAAAGAAATTTATGCGTGGGTATGGAATCCAGCAAATTCGTTATTCAAACAAAAGAAATCAGAAAAAGCAATAGGTCATATTATTTCTTGCGAATGCCCCGAAAAATGCGAGTTGTATGCAAAAGGCAATTGTGTTGCTTTTGACAATAATTGTCCTTATGGAAGTAGAAATAGAGTTGTAGGATATTCAAGATTGGCAAACAAGTTCAGTACATGGATAAGGGAATTTGAAGAAAAACATAAGGATGTATATAAATCAAAACTGACGCAACCCAAAAAGCTGGAATACTTTATGGATTTAGTATATATTCCTATTTCGTATTTGAATTTGAATGAAAATATAGGATTTGTGAATGGAGGCGGTTATTTTACGAATATAAAGCCAATTATCAAACGAGAGCATTTTAATGCCGAATTTGTATCAAATCAAATCCTAAATTTTAAACCTCGTGCCTTGTTCGGTGGAATAATAACAAATTATCAAGAAAAGGAAATACCGAAATTCCTTTTGTGGCTAAAACAGGTTGACAATTCTTTGTATGAGGAAGTAAAGGAAATGAATCCAACACATAGCGGATTTGTTGCCATGACCAATGTAGGACGTAAAGCCGTATTACAAACATTGAATCCTAATGTTGGCGTATTCAAGGATATATACGGAGGAATATGGACTTGGGATGGAGAGTATTTATACTCCAATAACTCACATACTTCCTTCACGCTTATTGAAACAAGGGAAATTCATGAATGCAGGATAAAGCCAAATGGGAATGTTGTGGTTAAGGTATGTGAGGAAGCGCAAGTAAATGGTAACACAGAGTTTATAGATTAAATATATGAAAGTAAAGAACGGAATAATAATAAATGGAGTGTTGCATGAGATGACGAGTGAAAATGTCCCATGCAACCAATGCTCACTGTTGCGCATTTGCAGTAGGTCAGAAAAGGAAGAATATGACATCTGTCTTTGTACCTTGATGAACTGTGATGGCTTTGTTAACCGCGGGAAAGTAAAAATAGAGAAGGAGGAATAACTATGACCGAAGAACTTGTAACACTAGAGACTGCGAAGCTTCTGAAAGAGAAAGGCTTTAATGAGTATTGCAAATATATCATTAACGATAAAGGCTTGATGATGGAAACCATATTTAGAACTAGTAAGGATTTACCTAAATTATTCTATTCTTGCCCTACACAATCCATCGCCCAAAAGTGGCTGCGTGAAATAAAAGGTGTATATGTATGGGTAGAACCTGTTATAGGAAAAAGATGGAAGGTTTCTTTTTGTGATTTCAATGTTCCAACAGAAGACAGTGACTGGATGGAAAACGAAATAAACAAAGGGAACGGATATCCGGTATATGATACCTACGAAAAAGCACTTGAAACTGGTATTTTGGAAGCATTAAAACTTATATGATTATGGAACATATTAACTTGAACGAATTAAGAAATCGTGCTTATAAGACAGCCTGTGAGCACGGTTTCCACGATAAAGAACTGAGTAACGAACATCTCCTATGTTTGGTAACATCTGAGTTGATGGAAGCTGTGGAAGCGGACAGAAATGAAAGATTTCATTATATTAAAAATTTCAGTAATGAAAAAGAAACAATAGAAAAATGGAAATCAGTAAAAGAATATGAGCAATACTATGAAGTTTCCAATCTAGGGAGAGTTAAAAGTAAAGATATGATGGTATGGAATGGTAATTCATATTATTTAAAGAAAGGTAGAATATTAAAGCCCGGTCTTGGAGGTACGGGATATTATACTGTAGCATTAAAAGGGAAAACGCATAAGGTGGCAGTATTAGTTGCAAATGCTTTTCTTGATAAAATATCAGATACAGATTTTGTAAATCATATAGATGGAGATAAGACTAACGATAATATAAGTAATTTAGAGTTTGTATCCCCTTCGCAAAATAATAGACATGCTTATGTATCAGGCTTGCATAGTAGTAAAAAATCTCAAAAATTAACTTATGAGCAGAAATGTGAAATATCTTTTTTGCATAAATTAGGGACTGCTTATACTACTATCTATAAGCATAATACGTATGGAGTTACAAAATCTGCCATTCAAAGGGTTTGCAATGAACATCTAAAATATACTGATAGTGTTGAATTTGAACTTGCAGATGCAGCTATACGCCTGCTTGATTTGTGCGGATTGCGTAAGATAGACATCGAGGATTTTACGGAAGAAATGTTATACGAGGCGGAGGAAAGTTGCGAGGATGAGACCTTTACAGAAAGTATATATGCTATATCCACAATTCCCATCAGATATGCGTATGAATATGACTATCCATTAGAAAAGCAATTAAATGGCATGCTATTGGCTATTTTCGGGCTTGCCAACCATTTGGACATAGACCTTACATGGCACATCAATCAGAAGATGAGATACAATGAATTGAGAGAAAACAAAAATGGGAAAAAGTATTGAGCAATAATCTAAAAACAATAAGACGATGAAGGTTAACATTGAAAATTTACGCCAATCGGTTATGATGCCGACTAAAGAAGACAGGGCAGACTGGACCAACGGCTTGTATCTAATCTACGAAGACGGACATGCAGAACCGTTTACCGGCGATAACTTCAAAGATTGTGTACGATACATCGGATTAAAGCATAAAGACGTATCGTTTGCCATCTCGTTGACGGAGCATAAGGATGTTCAGCTGCTTGACAATGACAGCCGAGAGGAATTTGGAAATCAAATCTATTATGGGCGTGAATGTGATGCATTATTTGATATGAATGGACAGCGTAACACTGCTCAACTGATTGAGCGAAATCCTAAACTGTCTAATCTGCTGAAAGATGACGAATATATCCCATCATTAGGACAGCTTAATTTAATAGCTCATTATCAAGATAATATAAACGATGTGCTGAGGTACATAGGCAAAGAACCGTTATCCTCCACATGGTATTGGTCCAGTACTGAGTACAGTCTCAGCCTCAGTTGGTACGTACACTTCTTCAGTGGGCAGACGAGCAACGGCAACAAGTGCTACAGTTACAGGGTGCGGGCAGTAGCAGCATTCACTTTGTGAACTACCGCTAAACTGAAGATTTAGGGGTTTTCAAATGCGAGTCCTTATAAAGTAACCATTTTTTTGGGGGGGATCATTCTTAATCGGGTGGTCCCCTTTTCTTCACACTAACAAGCTATGGATAATCAAATGATAGGTAGTTCATCCCAAATATCCCATAAACTTCAATTAGCCGCACAACAAAGCCACCTTCATCAAAACAACAAAGGGAATCATTTTACAAATCCACCTCTCTAAACGTTCCATTGTATCATGGCTAGCAGTTGGCAGAATACCCAATGAGGAATATCATCCGATTGCTCAAGCAATATGTTCAACTTATCTTCTTTCATATTATGTTAGCATAAAAAAAAGCGGTAAAACCGTTGGGAATTACCGCTCTGATTTATTTTGAATCAACAAGACTTTATTGATATTTGCCTTTTAAGTTTTCGGTGAATATTTTTCAATAGATATGCCTAGAAATACATTCTTATCAAATTGTAGCCAGAAAAGATGTCAAACTTTCCATATCATCAAATTCTTTTATTTTAGTATCATCAGTCTTTCTAACTCTTTTTTTCTTCCTACTTTCAGAAACAACAGATAGCATATTTTGCACAACACCACTGGCATTGTGTAATTGAATAATATGTTTTTCTACTAAGATACATAGTTCATCAGCGAATGATCTTGAAATAAAAGAAACATCGCTTAAATCAATTATAGAACCACTATGCTCTGCTATTTTTTCTCGTAAAATTTCAGCATTAGAACGTGAGCGTATTTCAGATCCTAATAGATCATGAAGCTTAATTATTTCTTTCATAATACCTCCTATTTTATATACTTCGTATAATCAAATTCTTCACGAACTGTCATATGCTTTTAAACCTATCGAAATCGGCCCGTCAAGAATGCTATTTTGATTCTTCGGGAAATATACCTTTTAATACAATATAAGCTAATCCCAATACATTGACAGTCGTTGTAGCCAATAAAGTTATTAATACCTCTTTGTCTAAATTCAGTGTATTATAACCATGAAGATATATTAGGGCCATAACAGACATCAGCCATCCAGGAACAATTACCATTACCCAATTAGCCAAATGACGTCTAAAACGAGTGTCTTGAGAAAAGCGTTCTTTACGTTGTTGGCGCATAGACATATCATCTACATTCTCCAATGTATCAATTGGAATATTTTTAGGAATTGCATTGGAATCAAATTTAGCGCTATTTAAAAAAGAATCATCAATGTCCATTCCGTATTAATATTGTATTAAAATACTCCTTAATGTATTCGTCAGGAATTCTTGCCCCCCAAGTAAACCCTTCTTGGCTAACAACCCTATCCCAAGGAGAACCTGATTGATGCGACCAAACAGATAATGTCGTAGCGTTTTTTGCGCCAAATCCATTAAGCACAAGCATCATTAATGATTGTATTTCAGTATCTTTTTGGATATCATTAAGTTCCGGAATAGATAAATTTATAAGTGACAAATCTTTTTTTAATAACCTGTTTCGCGTGGTTGGGAAAACAGGACCATAAGGCCATGCTTGAGGATGTTCATTTGTCAATCTTTGGTTTTTAATTGCCAAATAAGTGCCATAAGCAATATACAACAGTTTTTGCAACTTGGTCATATTAATCTCTAGACCACGTTGATTCATCAATGCTACTATGTAGTATGCAAGGACAATACTGCTATATTTATAGTTATCACATACCATTTATACGGCAAATGTAACAAAAATCATTTATATAACAATAAATAATGGCAACCTTAACATACGCAACATAATTAATTGCTAATTTGTAAATATACTATTTTAGCGGTAATTCCAACAAGTCAAAGAACGCTTCTGTTCGATTATTATTTTTCCATTCCCTTTCTGCAATGTTCACACAAGAATTTCTTGGCAACAGGAAACATCTTCTGACCGACATATCCGCTGAGATATTGTGCTTCCTCTCCATAAGGGTCAATTCCGAAAGCCTTGGAGATATGCCGGCATAAATGACCTTTTTCGTGGTCCCACGAATTTTGAAATTGTTCGGGGGTAGAAGTCAAAGAGAGCACCATTACCGTCTCTCTTCTCCTGTAGTCCGAATAGGTAAGTCCGGTATTCATCCTGCCTTCCGTCAGGTTGTGATACGCACGTTTGAGGGAATCCCCCCTGCATCCTATACGGTACAGGTCGGTAATGATTTCCTTAGCCCAATAAGTGTGTACCGCATAATACACCTTGACGTGCCAATCCCCATATTTCGGTATGTAGAACTCCTGAACAATCATATAACATCAGACCAAATTACAGGAACTCCTTTACCGATGCAGGTGGCAAAGAATTCATCAAACGCCCTGCAAGGGTCCCCATCAATATCATCAAGGTAGCACTTTATATGTTTGCACAAATGTGCTTCGTCAACCAATGATTTTTTGAAAAAATCCGCTTTCAACATATTTGCAACATAGGCAACGTCATATCCTTTGTCGTGTTCGATGGTAATTCCGTTTGCTTTGAGCATATCGTCTACCTCATCTTTACTCCAAGGGTCAAGTTTCTTTTCCTTGCCTGTTGCCTCGTCTTTCACTTTCATTTTTGAAACAGCCCATTCGTAAAGTTTTTTACTGAAATGGAATCCGTATGATTCCAGGTATTCTTGCATCCCTGATGGGAATTTGCTATATGTATCTAATCTTTGTTCCATAGCCTTAATTTAAAAAGAGGGGCGTTTTACCCCTCCTGTTATTAATAGAATTCACCGTTAGAGCGTCTGCGTCTGCGTTCGCCCATTTCATCCATACGCGGATATTCAGGAAAGTATCCGGGGTATCTGCGTTCATCCATGCCGGATGAGTTTCCACCACCTGAATAACTTCTTCCACCATCACGGAAACCCATCTCTCCGCGCATCTCTCTCATGGCTTTTTCGTAACCTTTGCGGCAGCCTTCCTTGTAGGCTTCCTCCACTTCGTCACCTCTCATACCGAAGCCGTGTCCGTAATCGTCACGCCCTTCTTCTAATATTTCCCACATTCCCATAATCATTTCTTGTTTTTAGATGCTTCAACCACTCCGAGCTGTTCCATTAACTTCTGATTCTGTGCAATGAGGTCAGCCATATTTTTGCTCATTTCCTGCATGTTCTTATCCATATTGGACATTTGCCCTTTCAATGCGGATATTTCCTGCTCCTGCTGTTGCTTGGCTGCAAATTCAGGGTTCAGCATGGCAAGCATTTGGTCACATACCCTAAGAAAGTTCTGATGATATTCCACACTTTTTAGGACATCCTCACTTTTCTGTTTCATGGTAAGGACCTCAGTATTCATTTCGTCTCTTGACCCTGTAATCAGCATCCCTGTCTTAATATCATCGGCAATATTGGCATTAGCCGGTATCTCTTGCAAATTGACATTCTGTCCGTTTATATTCACGACAAAATCAATAACCTGTACCGGCTGCGGATAAGGCATGTTGGGAACAGTCTTATATATGGTTTTTATGGGGCTTACATTAACGACCTGCCCACATTCCAAACTTGGATTTGCACCTCTATGAAGAAGATATAATGTACTGTTTACTCGTAAGTTCTGAAACATGATTGTTTGATTTTAAAGGAGTGTGGCTATTTCCATTTTGGAAATCACCACAAAACTCCATGTTAATTATTACTTGCTCCTTAAAGAAGCTGTTTCTGCTGTAGGAGCCGGAGCCGTTGTCGGTCTGTATCCACCATTAACAAGATACAATTCGTTGGTGTACTTGTTATAGTGAATTTCATAGATGCCTGTTCCGGCTAAGTTTTCAACAGTTACAGGCTCATTGTTATAAGCCATCAACGGTCTTGTGTCCCCATTAGTCCCTATCAGTATCGGAAGAGTTGCAGTCGTGCCGGCAGGTATAGCCTGACGGAGGCTGATATAGAATCCTCCAACATAATCCCTGTTACGGAATGCGTGGTTAGGAAGTTCCAAAGTAACATTCTCCGTGCCGACGGTCACAGCCACCGTAGGGAGAGTGTTGAAATTTGTTCTTCCGATTGATGGGAATAGGGATGGGAATCCTGTAAAAAAGTTAGGCCACATATCTACCTCCTTTCTTACCGGATTAACCCCAGTAGTTGTTGCAACCACATCCACTACGTCCGTATACAGCGTCACCCATATATGCACCGTAGGCGGCTGCACGGAAACAATCTGTATTAATAGCGGTTAAATTGGGGTATTGAACACTCACAGTATTGGGGAGCTTGCATTTGATTCCATCAACGTCTCCTTGTAATGCCTGCAATCCGGCTGCCAAAGGAGCAATCTGTTGTCCTACTGCACTCAGGATAGTGGCGTTCTGATTACGCTGGGATATTTCGGCTGTTAAAGTAGCCTTTTCCGCAGTAAGAGATGCAATCTTGTCCTGTAATGCCTGATTTTGAATTGCATCAAGTTTGGCAAGGATAGCATTCGTATTTGCAGTAGCCCCGTCACGCAATGACAATGCATTGTTGTTCATTGTATTGGTAAGGGCATTCATTGATTCGCAATTCTGCAAACGTCCTTCATAGCCTTGTCTTTCAATAGCTGTTTGCGTTTTGCAGCAACAGTCGGCAAGTTGAGTAAGAATAGACTGGTTGCCTGACTGCATAGCATTAATAATCTGGTTGGTTGACAATCCCACCTGATTACCTACTTGTGTAATGCTATTCTGAACATTGCACAATGCTGTCTGAACCTGTTGGGTAGAGCAGTTGAATGAAGAAGCCAATTGAGAGATAGCATTACCGTTACCCTGAATAGCTTGCATCAACAATTCGCGTCCTGCGTTTCCTGCCAATTCTGCCGGAAGTCCGTTAGCTCCGTTTCCTCCACGTCCACCGAACAAACCGCCACCATTGCCGTTCCATCCAAAGATACTTGCTATCACAACAAGCCAGATAATGCTCCACCATCCGTCCTGTCCTCCAAAGCCGTTGCCGTTATTCATCAAGGCAAGCAGGTTAGGGTCTATCCCCTTGTTCCCAAACATTCCGGGAAGCATGGCGGTAATGTCAAGCTTGCTACCGCCTGAACCTCCATTGCCTCCGTCTGAATTAAAAACATAAGTTCTTTCCATAAGTATTTGTATTTTGTATCCCGGTCAAAATTGACCGTATGCAAAAGTACATATGTTGTAACTTATGTAAAATCAGTTGTTTCCCAATGATTTCTTTATATTATCCCAATATATTCTCAACATTTTCCCACTTTCCATCCTCTCATAGAAATTTGATATCATGTAGTTAACAGCACGTTTGGTTTTGTGGATATGAACGGCTATTTGTGAAGGGTACATGCCACTTTCAGACAGGAGAGACACAAGAAGATACCGGGCATCCACTGTTTCCATGTTTTTATCAGAGGATAATATTTGGTCTACAGGCACTTCGGTTTCTTTTGAAACAATATTAATTATCTTGGCAAAGATTTCTGATTTGCACATCGTTTTTTCTAATTTTTATGCTTATCTTTGCCTCGCCACATAAAACATGAGATTTTGATGAACAAAGCATAAGATATTTATGTTGAAGATATTAGCCCCCAACATCAGGTATCTTATGCTTTATCATGTTTTTATGTGGCAATATTAATATGATGTATGTTGGGGGCTTTTTTTTTAATTCTTAGCCCCCGAAAGAACTGCTTTTGTTATTTTTGAGTAATCGCTACGCTTCTACTCGTAGCGTTGTGAGGATAATCCTCGGTATAGTGTCCTATTTCATTTTGAACCTCCTTTCTTTAAAAATTGATGATGGCATAATATAGACGTCGTTAATTTACTCAATAGATTATGCCTCTTCAAAGTCAAAATCAATTTCAAATTGTTGGTATTGTTTTGGATAAGCCTTGTCCATATTTCGCATAAATACCGCCCATTTGAAGTTAGATATTGTGGCAATGGCATGGATAGCTTCGAGATGTTGTCTCAATTTGGGCAATCCAACCTCTTGCGTAAGAAATTGGTGATGTTTGTAACTCCTGTTGCCATTGTCTTTTTTCGGATTGCGCTTCTTCAATTCTGCAAGAACCAAAGGGGCTATTCTCTCATATACAATATCGTTAATCCATGTACCGACAACCCCAGGACGCTTATTTGTCTTATCCCAATTCCAATTGTGCATTTTATATAAATCCTCAAAAAATATATCACCGAAAACCTTTACCCATTTTGCGGCTTCTTCCGACATGAATGTGTTTAAGAACTTCTGCAATGTGTTTTCGGCTTGTTCCTTCACCTTATTATAACCGGTAGCTTCATCGACAAGAGCAATTATTCCGACCTTTGCAACTGAACGGATAATTATATTAGCATTGGCTACAATATCAGCATTTATATTAAACCTCTGGGTTTCATTTGCATCAATAATCGCTGAGCAAAGGTCTATCAGAAGAGTTGCTTCATATCCGTAGAAGTCTGATTTTAAGTTCTTTATGTTTTCAACTGTAAATACTATCGGATTATTAAACTGCTCCAATATTCTGGGTTTAAGTCCGAATGCTATCGGTTCGCTATTCACAAACTTAGAAAACCACTGTCCAGATGTCTTTTTATCCCCTGCACCTAACACTCCTTGGATTCCTCTACCTGAAAATACACGCGTGCCATCCTCAAGGACGTAACATGGTAATTCTAGGTTTCCCAAAACGAGAGGTGTTTTGTCTGAGCCATATTTAGCGACTAATACTCTATCATCAATGAGGTCGCATTTTTTTACACCAATAGCTTCTGCTACCTTGGTTATAGTTTCCATGCTTGCAGAACCGTTAATAGCCTTACTTAACCCTACTTCCGACATTCCGATTTTAGATGCAAGCTCTTTTTGTGTGATACCTTGCTCTTTCAATACTTCTTTAATCCTATTTCTCATGTTCAAGCGGTTTAATTATCTACGCAAATATACATATATTAGTTTAATTACAATATAAATACCAATATAATTAAACTAAAAGTTGCCGGTTTTATCACAATCCATAGAATTTTTATCGTCCATATTATACATTTTACCAAATTCTATAACTTAATCCAACCACGACAGCCGGTGATAGCCCATCCTTGCCAAATCCATAGCCGGCAGTGATTGATATACCCCATCTACGAGGTTTTACTTTCATCACATGATGGATATCATTAGTAACCGTGACAGTCTTAGGATATACCTTCAAACTGTCCAAGTTCGGGTTATAACCACTGACATAAGCCGTATAGTTACTATCCCGGTATATCTTCTGCTCGACAGGGAGCACCGTATCACCTACATGGATAGTATCGCCCGTGTGCCAGCAAATCAAAGGAGTAGGAAGGTAGTAGGGAACCGTATCCCTTCTTATCACAAGGCTTGAGCTGAATACCGTATCCGTTCTTGCCTCTATAACTGCTTCGGGGGATGGCTTTGCAAACCATCCTAAACCGAAAGCGAGTACAATCAGTAATATGTAAGGAAGCCATTTCATTTCAATTTGTTTTAGCTTACAACATTAACATACAACCCTACCAAGCTGCTTAAGTCATGGGTCAAAGCCTGACCGCTGTCCCTTGTGCAGATATACAATACGTCATTCTGAGTATAGTACTTGTCCTTGAATATCTCCATAGGAGGTGTGTAGGGTATAGGGTCGTCCTTGGTGCCTGATGCGGTCTCTACAACCACTTCGTAGAGTGCTGCCGTAGCCATGCCGGGATATTGGCTCTCCAAAACCATAGGGATATCTTGCCGGACCTTATACAGGTGTTCCTTGTAATTAACCTTCATTCCCTTGGATAAGGATTCGTCTATATATTCCGCCCAATCGGGATACAGCGATTTAACCTTTAAAGATTCACTGTCTGTCAGGCTCAATGTCTGTATCTGTTTTTTGGCGGATTCCACCATGTTTTGTGCGGATGCAGCCAATATGTAATCAGCGCTATAAGGTTGCGGTTCGTGATTCCATTCTTCCGATTCCATGATTTGTACAAATTCGGGGTCATCCATTCTGTAGGTAGGGAATGAGTCCCTTGGGAAGAGGTTAACGAATTCTTCATGCAGCACTACTTTCGTGCCATCTGCGTTGCTTCGCATTGTCGGCAGTGCCAACAGTCCATGTTGGGTCAGCCATTCCACTGTAACGATTGTATATCTCATTGTCCAATTATATTAGTTATTACGTAATCAATTAATTCTTGCTCTGTGAATCCGTCTGCCTCTGTTGGTATGGAGTCAAAGGCTATGGAGTTATAGAAGGCGAGTCTGGAGCAATAATTCTTAGTGTTCCCTTCTTCCCAAAAGAAAGAAGGAGCTTTACTTGTCTCAGGCTTAACGTTATCGTTTACAGTCGTAATTGTATGTTTCACTCCAAACAATTCATTATACGTAATAGACTTGTTTAATACTCCGTTAATATAAGTTACACCATCCCTATTTCCTGCATAAGCAATATTAGTATCGCCTGTAAAGATATAGAATGGAGTGATATCTATCGGGTTATGTCTTTGCGAGTAGTACATCTTACCAATGTTAAAGTCCCCTATCGGATTAACCGTCATAAACAGCATCTTCACTCCACTACTCAGATTCTCTACCAATCCGTAATCATCTACACCATCTGTCACTAATGCACCGGGATATTTGGGTATCTGAGTAATGGTGATGTTACAGTTGTCTATAGGCTCTGTTGATGTAAATCCTGCCCATCCTTCACCCTTGGATTCGATATCAGAATCAAATTCAAAGTATCCATTATCCAAGATTTTATTCTTGAAATAACCTTCCTTAGAAGCATATCTAAAAACAATCTTCCCTTTTAGCTCTTCAGTTATTCCTGTTATATTACATTTTAAAAATACACGTCCGTTTGTCAAAGACATATTAACCAATCCACCTCCTGGATTAACGACATTTCTAATTATAATTTGTTCGCTAGATATTCTATCTACTGTACCCATTGAAGAGATTATTGCCCATTTTGAAAAATTGGTATTATACCCTCCAACACCACTCATTTCTGCAAACAGGAAGTTATTCAACTTCATATTCCTTTTCCGACCTGACAGGTCCTGTAGATACCCCGATACCTTAAGTATCTCATTGGTGGGGACAGATTTGCCGCTAGGAAGCATCTCAATCGTAATATTACAATCGCCAACAATATTCCCACTTCTTATCCCAAGGTTATCGACAGCCTGCTCTATAGGAGATAGTGTATAATCCCCATTAGATGGAATCCTTAAAAGCGAATTATTCCAGTAGCCCCAATATAATTCCTGTCCATCAACCAACCCACTAACTCGGATTTTCATCCCTTTGAAATTACCTCCTTTGCCTATATACACAGAGCTAACTTTTTCAGCCTTCAGATTAGTTATAGTAATATTTGTAGATGTAACTGTAGAAGTACTATCTGTTGATTTAGTCCATTTACCAAAATCATCAGGATACACATCCATCGGTTTGCTCATGTCATAATAGAATGAGATATGCTCCCTTATCCATTGAGGGATAGGGGAAGGCTTGGAACCACCGCCACCCGAACGGATTTCGCCAATGTGATTCAGTGCGATTGTATTCAACCGCACCGAATTTAAAGATATTGTGTTAACCTTCATATCACTCCAAAATTAATGCCTTGACAGGCTTAACATTGCACTGAATCTTGATATGCTGCTCACCAATAACACCTTCGATGTTCTTCTGCCAAACCGACCCAACACCGTAATCGACCGCAAACGGCACCCAACTCTCACCGTCCAAACTCTGATACAATACCACCTTGGACGGATGTGCATCGAATACCAATTGCAAACCAAATGTAGACGCAGCAGGCTGAAACTTATACTCCTGATTTGAACCGGATGCTGCAAAATTGCCGGTTATATCCTTTAATGCCATAATTGTAGATTTAATTGTTAAACAATTTCAATTGTAATACTTTCGCCTCTTCTCTGTGCATCCTCAATCAGCACATTGAGCTTATCGGATGTATATCGGGATTCGGTCAATCGCCCGACTTCCGTATTCCTTCCGACAAGTATGCAGCCGGCAGAGTCATCGGCAGTATTCCCCGGATGTATCAAGATGCCTTCAAAGGCAGGGACGTTAAGCAATCGTGGCAGGTTCCTGCCAAACTTGGGAGACCAGTTATATACTACCTTATATTCTCCGTAAGGGATGGCGGTTTTGCCATATACCTTCTTTTCATTGCTCAAATCGCGGACGGTGTCTTCCAGTGTGTTGCAGAAAAGCTTTCCGTCTACGAACAGTCTGCCCACCGTGTAAGCGGGTTTCTTCCATAATCTTTCTACTCTTAATTTCATATTATATATTTTTTATATTTAAATAATTTATGTATGTTTGCGACAGTATTTAATTATACTGCTTTTCATAAAAGATATGACGATAACTATGCCGGTATAGCGATACCGGCTTTTTTATTCCTTCTTTTCCTCTTTCTTTGATTCAAACAATATCTGTGCAGCCAATTTTGCGATATCTTCCTTGTTTTCAATTATCACACTCATCGTTTTCTCCGCTTTCCTCAATTCCGCCTTTTCCCATGATTTTTCCCTTACCGATATAAATTCGCAGAATATACAATAGACTGTCCAAATCATAGAGAAGACAGGGAAAGGGATAACGACACAGCATAGTAAGTCGATAAAACACAATTCCAAGAACGGTGTGAAGTACTTCTTTGCCTTGACAGCCGTTTTCTTGTAACCTGTCGATGTCCTTGCCTCACCGCGCTGTTTGGCTTTCATAACTCCGGTCAACAGGTCTATAAACATAGCCCCAATAGTGACAGCGATACATAAGGCAATCAGCACGATGTGTGTCATCATGTGTTGTTGGATAAAATTGTAAATAACATCTTTCATTTTGTCTGTTTTTAAGATTAATACTATATTTGCATGTGTTTTTCATAGCAACAGGCCTGGCGAGGTTTGCATAAGTTTTTTCCCTGCTGCCTGTGAAGACATGCAGGGAATTTTTAGATATCGCAACAAATTAAACTATATTCCCGTTATAGTCTCTCCAATTTTCCCCATCAGAAAATATCATTTTATTTAACAAAGTATCATAATACTCTTGCATTGGGTTTATAGGTAATGGCCTTTCGCTTGTATCTCCCCATTTCTTTAGTTTAGAAGAAATGCATTTAAATCTTTTACCATATCCTTTTTCAAAAACATAGTATGATATATCGGAATTTATCTCCCCTCCCCATGCGCCTACAGAAATTTCCTTGAAAGGATAAGAATCTTCGCCTTCATAAGGACCGGCCGTAAAATGAGTTTCCGTTTGCAAAGAAATTATATTAATGTTATTAATCGCATACGGATATTGTTCCTCAGATTCCTTCCCATTATACGTAAACAATCCCAAATATCTACATTTTTCCAAAGTCAAGTTAATAAATGTATTGGGATGCTCTCCGCTATATTTATAATTATCATCCGATCCAGGATTCTCATTTTTGACATTTCCAAATGTAATACCATACCAACACCCCCAGGCACGGCAATCACATACCAGATAATGATCCCCTCGCGTTTGAAATCCTTCGTAAAAATGATTAACTATCATACCGGTTATTCTGTTTCTAGTTCCAAAATTAGAGGTATCAGCGAATCGCACCCCCACAAGTTTTTTATTAAAGTCGGGGTCAAATTCCTGGCTGAATAGTCTATGGTCTCTTACTTCCAAGGTGCAATCCGTGATGATCGAAGTAAAACAGTTGGCTAGATTTATTCCTAAAAATGGCTTACGCTGATTAGGTACAGATATATAGATGTTCTCCATCTGTATTTCAGGCATCCACTTTGAAAAATTCATACCCTCATTCACGTGCAACGCGCCAAATATGGATATCTCTGTATTCAAATCCGTAATACTGTTGGACAGTTCGTCCGATATATTAAACCTCACGCCATTATACGACTCCCCGTAGTTATCGCATTCTATGTTCTCGGAATGTGCTGCTGTTAGTCTAAGGTAGTCTACCGATTTGTTTCTACCACAAAAACAAATGCAATACAACCTGCCATCTATGCCCTTATGATAAGAGTCGATAGAATAGTTGCCGTTCATAAACAGTACATTTAAACTTCTGTTCTGTACTGCGTCTAACACTATTTCATAAGCAGCTGCTTTCAACGCTTCATCCCTTGGTGAGCCATCGCGATAACTAAGTCCTACTCTCACGGTCTCTGCACTATTCCACGTAATTACCCCATTCTTATAGTCATCAATATTAATTTTACTACCACCCTTAGGAGTAATGTTCAACTTCATATTATATTTATCCGAATTGTACTCAATGAAGAACCATCCATGACACGGAAGCCATTCGGAAGCTACCCAATTCGGATCTTCGGGCACAAGTTCTCCTGCACCGTTAAAATCACCGTCTTCTGTGAAGGCTATCGGAGTGGTGCGTTCTCTAGATATACCGTCAATCAGTGTTTGAATCTGTCGTTCATCATTAATCCCTGTACATACTAGATCAGCCAATGCCTTGTCCCTTTCGGACGAGTCACTTGCTGCTACTATTATATCGCATTTATACCCTATTTTTAAGAACTTCTGCGTTTTTATTTTTTCGATCTCAGAAGCGTTTTGTTTCAAAATCTCCCGCTCTGTTACGTCTGATATTTTTAGTATAATTGATGTGTCATTATTCTGAGACAAATGATTTTTAGACCATATATATACAGAGCTGTTAAATGTGGAAGATGGCTTTATTTTTTTTGCAACCCATGTCGTTGTATCTTCCGAATATACTTGCTCAATATTAGCTCCTTCGTCGTCTGTTATCCCAACAGTGCCATAAACCAGATTAATATCGGATTTAATACTTAATTCATAAATTCGACCTCCTACAAATCTAAAACTGCTATATGAATACACTTTATCCTCATCAATCTTCATAACTATATTTTCATTAAAATCACATGAAGACAGAACTCTGACGGTATTAAGCAGTTCTGACGTGTCTGTTCTGTACGCATTGTACTCTTCATATACTTTTATTAACAAATTAGAATTATATTCATCCCCTTCAGGTAAAAATGTATCAATATTAATGGAAAGAGGACTCATTGATTTAGATTCGTACAATATATTATATATTTTACCGAATTCAGTTGGCATACTTTGGCTATAAACAACAGGACTACCGCCATCTTGAATTACTGTAGCTATGATTTTCTTAAAAAAACCTTGAGGGGAAGAAAAAGTGATTCTATATACGTTATTCGGAAGTATGTTAGACACGCTAATTTTAAACGACCGATTCCCATACAAAACATATCTCTCATCTTGATATAGTATACCCTTGGGATTACTTGAGCTCATTATAGTATTACTATAATTCAAGTTTGCAGAATTCTTCTGTATTGTAGGTATTTCCTGTTCAAGTGCTATAATTCGTTTATTCAGACCGCAGACAAGACTTAATTTTGTTTCTTTTAAAATATCATCCAAAAGAGAACCATTTTTATATTTTATAGCAACTCTTATAGCATTACTCTTATTTTCCAATATAGTTCCCGGGGTATAGTTGTCTATATTTACCCTTGTTTTCCCATCTTCTTTAAGCAAATTAACTTTTATTTGTATATCATCCCTGTCTGCCATAAGATAAAATGAGCCGCTGCACCCAATCCAATCCGATGCTACCCAATTCGGATCTTCGGGCACAAGTTCTCCTGCACCGTTAAAATCACCGTTAGAATATTTAAAAATTATTAAATTACCAATATTCCCATTAAATTCGGTTAGCTCTTCCGTAAGGTTTTTACGCGTAGTCGGATGTACCACCGCATCAGTGGTTGTAGCAGGGTAAATAGTCTGCCCGCCTTTGGTAAGTTTATGAATTTTAGCCATATAATTCTTATTTTAATTCGTAAATTTATTCTTTATCGATTCCCGATTAAAGGAAACCACTCAATACATCTTCGTATTCCTTGTCGGAAATTGGAGAGGAAGAAAGCATCTCATTCTGTACATCCTTTACCACAGAGTCCTTTAATTCGGCACGCTGTTCCTCTGTCATGGAATCCCATGTCATTGGATCTCCCTTATCGCCCTTCTGATAGTTAGGATAAACGTCAATTGTACCTGTACTGTCGTCAGACTTGCCATTGACAAGAACGATGCCTGTAAACTCCATGGATACAAGGTTACAGATACCATCAGCAAAATCAGCATCAGTAAGGTAATACTCGCGTCTGACCGTCAGGTTGCCCGGACGCATGCCATGATTATCAAACACAACCAGCAGGCTGCCATCATCCAGCCTGCGACAGTTCCTGTAGTCGTGTCCGTCAAAAGAGACAACAACGGGTTTCGACAATGCTGTCTGATAAGTAAACCGGAAAGGAGTTTTCAGGTCTCCATTCAGGTTTTTCTCTATGATTTTAAAATCGGACTGATAATTGATTCTCATAAAACTATAATATTGATGTCACATCGTCAATTTCCTCGGCTGTTAAGTATCCCGACAGGTCTATACTTCCACCTCCTCCTGTCGTACCTGTGGCACTCCATGTGCCTTTTGTTTTGCATTGATAGATTGGTCCCGGTATGGTATCACCTACTACAGCCCAATCACCTACAACCGGGGATGGTATAGCAGCCTTCAACGCCTCGATAGTAGGATATAGCCCCTTGCTGCGGGTGCTGCTTAATTTTATTTTTTCGACTTCAGTGGAAGTCTTGCTAAAATTACTGTTGATGCGGTCGGCAGCATCAGACCAGGTACCTGTTTTAATGACTGTATTGAGTTCCATATTATTTCTTCACCTTTAAAATCCCATTAGTTATAATACCTTCCACCGTCTCATAATCCACATAGACCTGTCCGGTACCGACATCATCCTTACCGGGCCAATGACTGCAACTTATATCCGCCACATACTTAGACACGCTTACCCCATTATATACCGATTTCATCCCGACCATTAATGTTTCACCTTTAGATCCGTAAAACGAGACGTTGTTGGGATTTAACAGGATATCCGTTTTTTCAACATGATTTTGTATTCTGATACGCTCCGGATATACAGTCGTTTCGAGTGCCAGTTGATCATTTACGTACTTCCGCAAGATGAGATCGCCATATTCCCATTCGTCCGATGATTTGTCAAACCTTAAGATCAAGGTGGCGTGTCCTTCTGCCGTGTACATTTCCAGCGTATTCTTTTCCGGGTCAATGACAATTCGCTTCCCGTCTACAGAGGTCTCAACCCTTCCACGGAAAAAGCCTCCTAATGCATAGACATATCCTTTTAAAAACACATCACCGCCATGAGTGGCAACGAAATTCGCCATGTTCGCCCACTCCGCATCAGTAGGCTGGTAATTGGGGTCGTTACGGAACTTCATTACGGTTATAATAGCCTGTTCAAGTTTGCCACCCGCCCAAAACGCCACATCATCATCATCATTGTATATGCCGCTCACTCCGGCAGTAACCTTCTGCATCTTGCCATCCTTATAATTACCCAATTGGATCATGTTGGCTAAAATCAGACCACCAAGGATATCCACAGATCCATCTTTAATCGCGCTGGCAATATAGTTGATAGCCTGAAAACCTGCCATGGACTTATCATTATCCAAGATGGATGGTTTCCAGTCTGTGGCAATGGTCCCACGCTCTAACTGAATATCACAAACGGTTGCGGTACCGCTAAGCATACACACACCTGTACCATTGAAGGTGAATTTAAATGTGTACCTCTGATAACCGGATGCAAGAGATTGAGTTGTGCTGAAATCGCCACACGAAACAGCCACTGATGCACCTTTTGCTTTAAATGATATAACATAACTTTCTCCTTTAATTAAGGCCACCGATTGTGACAGGCTGCCGATTGCGGCGGAATACCCGGAACCGGCAGAATCATCGGCAGATACGGTAGCTACACCTGTCCAATACTTTAATTGCTTGCTATATAGTTCCTTGTCAGGCATAAGCTCATCGGAAGAAGACAGTTGCTCACTCTCATAGTCACCGGTGAATCCGCTATTCCGTAACAGGTTTACCGACCCTAGATGCACGGCATTATATATCTCATCGGGAAGGTCGGTCAGATTGGCGGAACCGGTGGAGCCTTCTTGAATGTGAAGCTTCCCTTTCAATTCCACGCCTTCACCTTGGGTGAACTTAACAAAGCTGTTACCATCACGGTCCCCAATATACGCATCACCGTATACATGGAAAAACGCCTTGTTGTTAGTTTTGTCTACGCCATACTCAACATACTCCTTGTTCAAGTAGGAGTAGGAGTCTATACCGTGATACAGAGTAACACTCGGGCTGAACACATCGGTAGAAGAGAATACAATGGCATTCTGTGCGTCAATATTGCTTTCATCCGTCACGTCCTTGTTGTCAATGCCTTTCCATTTGATTCGTGCACCAAGGTGGGCTACAGTATCACCCTTTGCCGGAATGTCACTGCCTGTGTCGCAATCCGCCATGCTGAGGTCAATATAGTGCAATTTGTATATACCGACATTGATAGGCTCTTTGCTTGCCCCTACACATAAACGCCAATAATAATGGTTCGCTACCTGTTGGTATTCTCCCGGTTTTTGTATGTTGAAGTTTTTGCTCTGTACCTGGAAACCTGCACGGAAGCGGTTCTCCACTTCCACACCGTCCTGCTCGGCAAGGAAGAAACATCTGTACACGCCTTCGGGGACGCCATTGTCTACCGTTTCTTTATCCATCAATTGGAGTTCACTGCCATCTGCAAGTAATATAGGATTCCCGTCTGCCATTGAAAGTATGGGCGTTTGTTCAATGGTGCCCTTGGTCCAAACATCAATAAGCGTAACAGCACCACCCGGAGTTAGAACTATCTTTCCACCTACAGAATTTACATTTTGTATCTCCAATGATTCGAAATAGGCTTTCATGCGGACTTTCAGTTTATCAACCTCCGCATAGGTTTGACCTGTTTCCTTATCAACCATTATGATACCACCTGTACTACCACTGACAAATTTTCCTATTTCAAAAGCTTTGTCAGAGGATAACTTGTGCGGGGTACGGTCATCTTGTGTTTTACTGAGAAAATGTCGAGAGACTTTTGCTAAGATATCAGTAGTAGAAATACTATTCCCTCCCAATGTATTACCTATGATATCGCCTGCAATTTCTGTAATAGTACTTCGTAATGCAGAAACATTTGCAGATAATTTGTCTGTTAATTCAACAGATATGTCATATAAGCAATTTTTGTCCGCTTTACAAGTAAATGAATTTACATACATAAGATACTCATGTTCGTTGTATTTTATATACATGCGAACATTCTCATTTAGTAATTCTGCTAATTGAATATTGTCTGCAAGAAATACTCTGGAAAAATTGACGGAGAATGTGAATTTTTCGTCATTATTCTCTGACATATACTTTATCAATGCTTCATCCAATCTCTTCTCAGCAGCGAGTACAAGGGACTTGGGCATCTTAATGCCTGTAATCACAAATTTATCCCCGACAGAAGGCTTATAGTTATTGGTGGCATTAGGCATAACAATTCCGAAAGTGGTATTGTCCTTTTTTACTGCAATCCAAACTTCATTTGTAGAAGTGTTTTGTTGGCTTTCTACATATTGGGATGGTTGTGAAGTAACCTTCTGCTCAAAATCTCCTGCCGGTAAGTTCCCGGAAGAATCCACCAATACAGGGTTGAATGCCCTTTCCGGTTCATTGTCCTTATAGGTAACTCCTATTTCAAACTCGCAAGCAGCGCAATTACCCGTAGTCATATTGATTACAGCCGTGCCACCCTCCAAACCCTGTTCGAACAGGTTAAAGCCGTAATCTCCATTATATATATGTAATTTTATGTAGAAATAAGAATGTACATACTCATCTGTATCATTGAATATATTATTCCCTTCTCCGGTTCCGAGTTCGTCACTATCATTAGCATCAAAAGCAATATCCGCAATCTCACCAAATAACTGTCCCGAAGCGTTTGTCACATTTTCTATAGTAGGCTTTATATCGCTAAAATCTACCTTTATCTCTTTTACCTTCTTAGAAGAAAATGTATTTTTGAAAGAGTAGTAATCATTTGTACCGGGTATCTTATACGTGTCGTTAAGCGCATTGTAGAATCTTTCTGCTCCATTTGTTTGTCTGTAAATGGAAGGCATAAGGTTTTGTGTACGTTCTATAGTACCTTTTTCATCATCATTCGGATAGTAGAAAGGAATGTTGTCAGAGCTACCAACACCAGTAACGCGATTGACAATTTTATAATTGGCGTTTGTCTTTTTTATTGATACAAGCCCTTTCTTATACTCGAAGGGAGTAGAAATTACATTCTCTGTATATCCTATGTGACAAACCTTACCTACAAAGTAATAAGGAAGTTCGTATATGGTATATATGGATTGTAACGCTTCTGCAAGGTACACATTGTCAAGTGAAACAAGTTTGGAATCGGAAGTAATATCATCATCTATGATTACCGAATATCCGATACCCGATTTTGCCATTGAAGCGTTAAGGCGACCTACAAACTCGTTTATGTCTCCCATGAACTTCACAGAAGTAGAGTTGGAATGATAAGTATCTGTTCCAGTTGTCACCACATCCATGAAATACACGTTCTCCAATACGATACGTTCTGAAACGAACTGGAGTTCATGCTTATACATAATGCTTTTGTTGTCCTTTGAAGATGTAGGGGTTTGGTCGACATAGTATCTCTCACCTCTGAATTCCACAAATTCCTCTCCAGTCCACTCTTCATCCAAGCAAGACGGATAGTTGAGCGTGGCGGTAAGCGTAGGAGTGCCGGCCATGCGCTGTGCCGTGTAAGTGTATTCACCCAGCTTTGCAGACATGGTTTCGTTGGGAAATTTGACTTTTCCCCCATGTGTATCCAGCTTGTATATGTATAGGCTCTGTTTCTCCATTACTTGTGTTGTTTGTTTTCTCTGAATTCTTCGTATATATTTGGAAACTTATGCAGGACATATTCGATGAACATATAAATGTGATGGTACAGATCTCTATTCTCACCATCATACATAATATCAAGTCGATTAACGTCTTGTATCTTCATGAATAGATTGAAAATTGCGTTATCTGTTTCATCAATTCGCTCTTGCATTTTGGCAATCTCTTTAATGAAGTTGGCATCTATGTTTATCACTTGTTTATTCATTATTACCTCCTTCCTGCTTGTTCGTTTTGTTGGCTTGCTGTTGGGCAATCACCTTTTCTTCTGCTTCCTTAACTTCCTTAGTCACTCGTTGCTCCTCATCGGGTGTGCTCTCCGTGTTCTTTTCGATAGCCGTTTTCGTGGAGAGAATACCAGCCTGTTTCATTGAGATAAGCATGTTGTTATACTCAGTTGCGCTGAACGGCTGCCATATCTTGAACTTACAGCTGACACGAAGTTTGTCAAATTCTGTAATGGCGTTTACGTTCTCGCCTTTTTTCACCAATTCTTTGGCTAATCCCTCCTTGAACAGGCGCATCATCTTGTCTGCAAAATTCTGCCACTCGATAACCCCTTGCTGGGCATTCTTCAAATCTAAATCACGGGTCAGCGTAATAGCCAGTCCGCTTATGTCACCACTTGACTTGACATCTTTAGGCAAAAGAAATGTGCATGAGGTGTTTATCTGTATCTTCTCGAACAAATCTTGCAGACTGTCAAGCATACCTTGTGGACTGGGCGGTGCTTTGAACTCTGCACTTCCGTTACCGTCCATTGACTTGTCTTGCAAAATGATACTCCCTGCAAGTTTCTTTGTCGTTTCTGACAGATTGCCTTTAATATACAGAATGCCCCAGCCGTTCCGTTTCTGAATGACAAAGAAGATGTTGTAGATAATCTCGTAAATCTCGATAAGACTCTGTCCGTTGTTCCACGCCACATTACCGCGTTTGGTACACAATGGTATCTCACTGAAACCGTGCTCTACCGGGTTTTCCCTTATCCAGCCATCTTCATCCGCTCCATCGCCCGAATTACGCATACGATACATATACTTGTCGTCATAGCTGTCTATGTATTCCACACCATCCGCATCGGCATAGTAAACACTTTCAAGAAGTCTGTCACCGTTGTTGTCATTATGGGATATGATAACATAACCGTCCTCATAGCTTATCAGGCGGCATTTGATACGTCCTTGATAGTCATAGTAGAATAAAAGTCCTGCATCTCCCGTAGCAAGCTGCGTGCGGACTGCTTTTGTGCGCCATCCGTCCATATTTCTGTCAACCCAATACTCTTTGATAGTAGAATAATTTTCTTTGTCCCTTTCAGGTGGATTTCCACCTCTCAAAGACAACACGCAAGGATTACCGCACAAATAGATAACGTGACTTGCAAGTATCTGCTCTTGGAGAGCCAATGCAGTTCGTTGGAACTTTATTTCTTGATAACCTCCGTTTTCCAACTTCACGCAAATGCTTGGAAGATTATTGTCAAACAGGACATCATGGCTCATCGGATCAAGTTCCTTCAAAAATCTTTCCTGTGTGACAATCGTTTTTCTGACCTTCGGAATACATGCTGTCCGTGTTTCTGTAACGGTTGCGGTTTGCCCTTCGGAATAATCGTTAATGGAAGGAGTATCGCTGCCTCTGAAAAACGGCTTCTTCTGTAACAGGGCATTTATATTCCGTAATAGATATAACTTCTTCTCTTCCCGTGTCATTTGTCCGCATCAATTAGGTTGTAATACTTCATACATGCTTCCTTGCTCGGCATGGCAGAACACTCTCTCGAAGTCCATTTACAGATGATGTCATGTTTCTGCGGAACAACAATAATTCTTCGTTGTCCTTCTTCTTCCTCAATGTTGAACTTGTCGTTTAGCTTTACACGTGCATCCAATACGACCTTACTTGCTTTGATAAAAGTGTCTGAATCTCCACTTGCTTTCGCGTCGTCAGCAATCTGTTTCATCTCCGATATTTCTTTCAGCAACGCTTCTCGGTTCTCATCTTTAGATATGGTAGTGATAGCACCGATGCCGAAAGGTTTCAGTTTCTCGGCAAGCGTGGATAACACCTTGTTTGAAGGCTTTTCATCTTCTTGGTAAGCAACCTTGGCAGCAAGGTCCTTATCCACAAAAGAATCGCACATCACCAAATAGGCAACGTCTCTTAATCTTGCTTCAATTCCTTCTGTTTTAAGGGAATTGATAATATCCTTTATGTCGTTATAGCTTATCATATCCTAATACCATAAATGTTCATCGTAAATACTTCCTTCTGTCTGTGTATGGCTCGCTTGTTTGGTTTCTTCCTCGTGATTGTAATACCCTGCTTGAATTTCATTCCCGTATTCGATGTTAGCGCACGGTAACATCCTCATTGCGCATGGGTCCAACAAGTCCATAGACCTGCCTTTCCCTAACATTTGGTTCATCTTCTTCTTGTTCCAAAGCCGCTTCTTTCCACTCTGCATATCGTCAAACCGCACAACGGAACATTCTTCCATAAACTCGTTCTCAACCGTCACTTTGTATTTCAAGTTTTGATGGGTGTAAGTCTGAACGGCAAGTTTATCGTCAAATGTCAAGTTGCCTTCCTCTATCATCTTGCATAATCTGATATAGCACATATCCTTGACTGTCATTGCGGTAAGTTGGTAAAGCCCGAAAGGTTTATTTAGCGAGATATAAGGTACTGCATCGGGAATGTAATCATTGAAGTACCTTCCGGCAGTCGCGTCAAAAATGATATGGCTTTCGGCTGTTCCATGCTCAAATGCAAATGTCTTCACTGCCATAGCGTTTTCTCTCGGAGTGGACTTGCTAAGAATGAGAATGTCGTATGCGTGAAATCCATCCCATGCTAGAGCCACGAGATTATCCGTACCGTAATCCGCCAAATCCACGGTAATCCATTTGTCACCGTTTACGGCAGGGTTGTTGTTGAACACGCCTTGTGCGGAAGTGGAAGGGATAGGTATCTTTTCGTCTTCTTCAGGGTCAACATTGAAGTTGCCCTCAATGATAGCTTGTGCCATTTTACCGCCCGAAGCTGCAACAGAGCCTATGTAATTAGGATTATTTTCAAGCATAGCCCTATTTTCGGATAGCTTACCTTGATAGAATACGAATGACTTAATCATATTCGTATAGTCAAAATCACCTCCAATACGGGCAAGTTTCCTATCAATATCTATCTTACACTTAGCATAAACTTCTTCTTTGGAATCACCCCAAACCACATCATCAACGGTAGAGCCGTTTACATAGAAATATCTTACTTTCCCGTTTCTATCTGGCATAATAAAACCATCAACGCCAATATACCAATCCAAGAATTTTCTCGTCCAATGGCTTCGTTTCGGATTAAGTGTAGCGAAGAACTTTCCCGTAAATGTCTTTGACCGTCCACGATTACGGGTCTGGACATAGCTGAACGCTTCCCAAGACATTTCGGTAATTTCGTCAATACATATAGCATCAATCTGTTTACCTTTCCATTGCTCACGCATTTTGTCAAGATTAGTATCATCTATATAGGTCAAGTCGCAATACGCACCACTTGGGAATGATATGCGAGGGCTATCGGCAGTCTTTACAGAACAATAGTCACCGAATATAGCCTTGAATGTATCTACGAATGAACCTCCCGTCTTTTGCGACTGCAAAGACCTACGTGTAATAACCGCACGGAAATCCCCATCTGCCATTAACGGTTCTGCAAGAGCAAGGACAAGAGCAAAGGAATTGTGAGTCACAATGAAATCTTTAGTCGCATACAGTCCATGTTGGTTACTTACGGTTATACATCTACCAATTTTTCGTCCTATTGGCTCGATTGATTTGATAGATTTAGTCATTTCTCTAACCCTGTCATGTAGTCTTGAAGCCTTATTTTTTACGGTTACTATTTCCTTGGGATTTTTACATGATATTCTAAGTCTATATAAATCTTTCCCAATATGGGTTTCCCCATCAGATGTTTTATATCTTCTGTTTGTTTGCACGTGTTTAGATACCCAATACCCAAGCGACCTTGCAACAAAAGCTACATCATTAGCAAGCTTTTCGCTAATTGTGTAGTATGAAATTCTGCCACGTTCATCAACGCTTCCATCAGAATCAATAAGACCTCTCATTAGTTCTTTACGTTCCTCAACTGGAGCGTATTTATATGAATCAGGTATGAACTTATCTATTGATGTTTTTCCTGAAAGACCTATATGTGATATTGAATCACGTACTACTTTATTGTATATATGATATGTTTTGCATCCGCTTCTTTCTTCAAAATGCGACATATCAAATCCTAATTTAGAAAGCCTGATTGCTATTTCGTCAAATGGAGTAGTAAGAGATACCTTATGTAACTCATTGATGTAAAAATTAGACATACATCCATTCCCAATCATATTGCCGACAAAATAAGGATGCAGTGGCCTATCAAAATCTTGCGACATTGATTCAGAAAACGATATGGCTTCTGTAATAGGTATCCCATACATTAACTTCCGCTTTCTGTTTGCATTATCTTGGTAGTCATTAAATATAGAAATAGCTTCTTTTAACTTCCATTCACCACCGCTCTTCTTTACTTTCCAAAGATGCCCCTCTGAGCAATCCACATAAGTTCCATCGTCAAAAGTCAATCTATAAAACTCATGTTCTTCTATCGGATGTAGTTGAGCAATAGATTGAGAACCTCCCGTAGTTGGGTCTGAAATAACATCTCCAACTTTTAAATCACCTACTTTTCTCAATCCATAAGGAGTTATAACACAGTCTGTTAATAGCGTCATCTTGCCTCCACCGAGGTTGCCTCCGCCGAACACCACATCCACGCACGATGATGCAAACTGCATTTGGAATCCTTCTTGCGGCTTGATTACGACTTCTCTATGTACTTCTTGCTCTTTCATCAAAAGCAAAAATAGCTCTTAATAACAAGGTAATATATACTTAAATCAATATCTATTTATCATAGTGATAAATACAGTGATTTTTTTATAGTTATACATTTTTGTTAAAGCATTACTTTCGCATATAATCATTATAAAACATATAGTGTATGAAGTTTACGAAAGAACAGTTTTCAGAAGCACTGAAAGCAAAACTCACCAACAACGGCAAGAAAAACTTGGCTATGAGTGAGAGAAGTTTCAATGAGGAAGTAGAAGACATCTACGCCGATTTGGAAGAGAGTGGTAACAACGAAGAATTGGAGTTGGCAGATGCCGTAGGCAAAAAGATTAAACGCTTGGAACGTATCGACAACAATGTACGCAACGACAATTCAAAGTTTGTAAAGGAGTGGGAAAAGAATCATCCCCAAAAGAATGACGGAGACGGTAACGGAGATGGCAATGGCGATGGTGGAAACAAGTCTGAATTGCAGAAGATGCAGGAACAGATTAATTCCTTGCTCAAACGTGAGGAAGAGAACAACAAGGCTAAAGCAGTCTCCGAAAAACGCAGCCAGCTAAAATCAGCCTTGAAAGGGAAAGACGTGAAAAATGAAGACTGGATTAACGACCAGCTTGAACTGATTCACATTGATTCTGAAACTGACGTTGACGCTCTTACAGAAAGACTGGTCAAGAGCTACAATAAGTTTAATGCTAACACTCCACCTTACATCACTCCGGGCGGCACGGGAGGCGGTAAGGAAAAGACCGATGACTTTGCCGATGTGGTTGCTGTCGTAAAGAAGCAGTCGCACAGAGAAGAAAAATAATAATCATTTAAACCAAAAAGAAAATGTCAGATTTCTATCAGCAAATCCTATTGAACAGTGGCTATCTTCCCGGTAGAGCATTGGTTCAGGCTCGCGGAAGCATTGGTGGTCATCGCTATGTCTTCGTGAAGCTACAGATGAGCGGGAAAGACGCACTTGTATTTCCTACCAGTGGTGGAATTGTTAAAAACCCATTCAAAGGTAATGCAAGAGCTTTTGCCGGAACGCTCGCTGAATATATTCCCAGTAATGGTTCTAATGGAAGCGAAATACGCATCCTAAAATCGTATGCAGTTGCAAAAGCTACATCAGAATCATCTGATACGGTTATTTACTTGAAAAGAGACGGGTATTCCCTCATTCCGTTTGTAGGGGACGTTCTCATGGTTGCTCCTACCACATTGGTAGAGAAAGGAACAGCAGTAACAGTCACAGCCGTTGAAAAAACGACTGACGGAACGGCTGGCGATGTTTGGAAAGTTACATTGAGCGCAACCCTCGGAGCATTAACAACTTCATCTGTTCTTGTTGAAGCGAAAGAAGCAGGTTCTGGTAAAGAAGCTATGGTTACTAATCCTAACTCATATCTTCCCTGCGACTTTGATTTTGTTTTTGACCCGGCTGCATCCGAAGATGATTTCGATGGTGCAAGATACCTTATCACTCCTGCATTGGCATTAGGAGATGTATTCCTCTACGAAGACCGTATGCAACCTCTTTCGGCTGCATTAAAAGCTTTGAACAAGAGCAAGGTTAAGGGTTGGTTTAACATTTAAAATTGACGAAACTATGCCTAAATTTGATTTTAATAACAGCAGATATGCAAGATTCTTTTCAGACAAGACCAATCAACGTTTCTTGCAATCCTTTGTCAATACAGAAGGTCTGCTATACACTAATTATGGTTGGTACAAGACTCAAGGTGTAAAAGCTGGTGCTCCCACACCTACCGCTCCTAATGGCATCGCTACTTTTTCTGTGAAAGGACGTGACTTGAAAGCCGCTCCTTTGATGGATTTGCGTGCACCTCTTGGTGACAGTAATCAAATGGATAAGGACGGTCTGCACTGGTACACCGCATCTATCCCTGATTTTATCGCTCCTGGTTTCGTTGAAACAGCTATGGAACGTGAAGCAAAAGAACAACAGTTTGAGTTGTTTGGAAACGATGCCGATTTGGTAGCCGCTTGGGTACATACATTACAGTCCCAACTTGATAGTGCGGACGCAACCATGAACTTCATGACTGCACAGTTAATGTCTAAAGGTCATATTGACTACCGAAATATCGCACGTGGCGTTCAAGCTCCGTTGCATAAGGCTGATATACCAACAGAGAACTTTACTAAAGCTGGCACAGTAGTTTGGACAGACAAAAAATGTAAGATTCTCAGTCAAATGGCGGAAAAGGAGAAAAAATATCGTGAAGAATGGGGGTATGAAGGTGCAATGGTATGGCAGGTTACACGCAAGATGTTTTACGAAGTAATGCTGCAAAATGCCGAAGTTAAGGAATTGATTGAAAGTTTCAAGAAAAATCCTTTAGCTTACATCGCAACAACCGCTACTGCACCTACTACACGAGAGTTGTTCTTAGCTGCTTTCCGTGATTATCCCGGTGTATCTCCAATTGAAATTGTTGAAGAACGTGAGCGTAATCTTACCAATACCGGAGACACATTCGTACAAGGTTGGGACGATAAGATTGCTGTTCTCCGCCCTGCCGGATATGCTTGTGAGTTTGAATACACCAATAACCTAGACAAACAGATGTTTGATAAGTATGGTTCAAGCGTAATAACCAAGATTTTTGCTCAGGCTAACGATGGTCTCTGCACGATTGTGAATACAACAACAAACAACGGGCTGTATAAGGAATGGCATACTGATGTAATGATGTCAGCTTGTCCTGCACTGAAAACATTCCGTAATCACGTAATTGTAGACACAAGTCAGGCAGACGATTAAATGTACAATACATTGCGTAGTAGTTATGGAAAAATCATTTGACCCGATAGCATACCTCAATGGGCTTACGAGATTTGTCTTTGAAGATGATGCGCTTGAAAATATCGCATACGAAAACGGTTTGATGTTTATTTCAGACCGTTCCGAAATAGATGAATGCATTAAAGACCATTGCCTTATCGCACTGTACGAACTTGTCATTAACGGTCCGTGGTCTGTGGCTTCATCATCACTCCAACATGGCAGTTACAGACAGGACATAGGTAGTGAGACGGTAACGGCTGCTATAATCCAAAACTTGAAAGACCGTCTGAAAGCACTGTACAAAAAGTATGGTGAAGAAGAAGCGTTGAAAAGCATGGATTCGGGTAGTATGAGTTGGGTCAATGAAAATTCATTAGATGTATAGTTTATGCGTCTCAAAAGGAAAGCAATAGCAGAATACCCGTTTCATGGTACATTCTATACCGTGATAACAAACAAGCCGGAAGACGGAAACCTTCTCGGTGACGGTGACTTGCTCGGGGATGAAAAGACGGATAGTTCTCCCGAAGTCCCCACTACGGGAGAGACCATCCTTCTTGAAACTGAATGTGACATACAGCAGGCTGCAAAGCTGATTAATTCTGGTACTATCATGGCTGATTACAAGGTGTTCTTCCCTTGCGAAATAGGTGCTCAACTTCCGATAAGGTTCAACACCAACTTCAAATGCGAGGATTATGCTATACCTATTAACGGTCGTGTCGTGGGACTTGAATACAGCCAGTTGGGAGGTTGCCACGTTGACATTAAGATGAGCGAGGTGTAGGCTATGGCGAAGAAAGACCGCATATCAGAACTTGTCAGATTACTTTCCGGTGAAGGACAGAAAATTGTGGATAGCCAGTTGCAGAACAAAGGATATACGCACCGTTCTCACAACCTGCATGACAGTTACGGATGGGGAGTATATGTAAACCGAAAGTTGGTTGCAAGCGGTTTCCCGGCTATTCAAGCTACGAAAGGTAAGAAATGGTATGGTGAAACGATTAAAGGTCGTGAAGCGATTACAGATTTTCTGCGAAACAAGTATAAACCGCATGACGGTATAGACTTGGTAGTAGCTGTGGCAATGCCATACGGTGAAATAGTCGAAGACAAGTACAAGTATGAGGTGATAGCAACGGCAAGGGATGACGTTAAAAGACTTGCTTCAAAGTTTAAGAACGCAAATTTTGGGATAATAAGTCACGGTAGTTATTGATTATGGATAGCAAATATAAGACAACATCGAAAGTGGAGAACTTCTTTTCCATGCTGCTGACAAAAGCGGCTATATCCGATAACCTGTTTATCGGGAATATGCCTGCTACCGTTGACAGCAGTTGGAAAGAAATGGTGCTTGTTGATGTGCTTTCCATGAAAGATTACGGAGCTTATGCCAAAGGTTCTGCCAACGTGTTCTTGTACGCAAAATCAGTTGACAGCCACGGTACGAAGCCCGTGAAGGAGCTGTACAAAATGGAACTTGCGCTTGACAAGGTTATTGAATCATGCAAAGACCCCCATTATGTGATTGATGTAAATTTCCGTGATGCAGATTATGACCAAAATAGGAACTACTACTACAACGTGATAAATATAGAAGTGACAATAAGGTAAACAGATTATTAACAGGATAACATTTTTTAATTATGGCAGTAAACAATACTGGCGCAACAGCCAAAAAATTCATCAAGCCTTCTTACATCGTGGCAACTCTGTTCACTGGCTCTGAACAAGACGATGTGCCAAAGGGCGACTCTTATATCCTTGAAGATGTAGTTGAGGATACCACTTCAATCGCTCAAGACGATAACGATGTAAACGACATCGAGTGCGAAACTTCCGACAGCCCCATTCTTTCCATCGTGAAGCTTGGCAAATACCAATTTACAGCTGAGGTTGCAGATACACAAAAAGACCTATTGGTCGCTCTCATGGGATTTACGGCAGGAGCTACTGTCTCTACCAAATACTTTGCTCCTGCTCAATACAAGAAATTGTATGCAAAGATTGACGTAGTGTTTGAGGAGGGGGAAACGATGACTGCATTTGTGGTTCCAAAAGTCCAACTTAACTCAAAACTAATGCTTGAATCTTTGAACTCTAATGTGGGTCGTATCAACCTTGCAGGAACAGCGTATGATGCAAATATCGCTGATGGAGAGAAAACTATCAGAACGCCGTTTTATGTAGATTCAGCTTATACTTTACCCAAATAAAACTTGTTCATAATAGATAACTAGAGTGTTTACGGGCGGTAGGCTTATATGCCGCCGCCCTTCATGTTTATAATCATGGCAGTATATAGAGCAAAGAAAAAAGATACAGGACTAAAGACAAATGTTGTAACGGCTTGTACTCCTATATCTGATGAGTCAATGGAACGTTTGGCAAGGATAATGAATGACAGCCCAAGCATTGTAAAACTTCACGGTACGGAGTGGCGTATTAAAGGATTGAAGCCCGGTGTTCAATGGCTTATAGCCGAACAAGCGTGTCAGATTGTGAAGGGAGAGAAGTTAAGTATGGGAGATGTTATCAAAGAGTTCTCGGTAAATCTACCGGCAGTTGCACACGTGATAACGCTTGCACTTCTCAATGACAGGGACAGGATATTCTCTGATTATGAGAAAAAAGAACTATCAGATGACTACCACAAGGTCTTTGACCTTTTGATGTGGAGAGATTACGACATAAAGGACTGGGCATTATTGCTTGGTGAAATCCTTAACCTCATAAGCACGGATTTTTTTTTCGAGAGTACCAATGTGATTCAGACCGTGAGGGAAATGACCTTGACGAGGAAGACGAAGAAAACGGAACAAAACTGATAATATCCCGTACAGAGTGGGGGCAGATGATTGATTTTCTGCGCTCCAACACTTGGTGCTCTCGTGACGAATATTTATGGGGAATGACGGTTGGACAGGTCCGGTTAAGCTCGTTTGATTTTTCCCATGTAGAATACGGAAACAAGGACAAGAAAAAAAAGAAGGTCAGCAAAATAGGAAGTGTTGACGATTTGAAGAACTTGAATGATTTGGGTATGCCCATAATTAATAAAAAAGGATAACGATATGGCAAATAACGAAGCAGGAGCTTTCCTCAACATAACCCCTGATGTATTAAAGAAGTTGGATAGTTTCGATGAGAAGCTGGAGATGATAGAGAAGCACGCCCATACAGCAGCAGATGCATTGAAAAACGGGTTTGGCAGTGTGGTAATGGATACGAGTAAATTGGAAAGTGTGATTACTTCGTTAGCCAAAAAGATAGATGCTATAAAAGGTAATCCATTTGAAGGAGCAGGGAAAGGTGCGGAAGAGACTACAAGAAAGACTACTTCTCTGAACGAAAGCCTTTCACGTGCGGCAGATTTGCTAAACAGAATAGGAAACAATAAAATCGGAGAAGGTTCATTTGCTAACTTTAATATATCCGGATTGAAGCAGGGATATTCGGATTTGAAAAAATACGTTGAGAACATGGACTTGTCAAAGCCGCAACAAAAGGCTGCGGTAGAAGCCATGCGCTACATGAAGATGGAGCTTGACGAGCAACGAAAGACGGACGAGCAACGTGCCCAATCTAAAGAAAAAGAGACGGAAAGAAGAATAGCTGCTGACAGACGTGCTTATAAGGCTTCGGCAGATTTGGCAAAAGCACAAAACTACAAACAGAATACAACCGCACAGGGTGCGCTTGACTTTTCTAAAACAGCAAATACACTTCAACGGCAAATCACGGCAATAGAGTACCTAAAAAAAGCTCGTTTATCTTTGAATACTACCGATGCCAACTATAAAAGCACACTTGAACAGATAAACCAAGCCATCGCAAAACACAACCAAGCATTGACGGAAGCAGGAGTCAAATCACAGCAGCTTGCCACACGCCATCGCAACCTGATGGATACAGCCGGGCAATTAAGCCGTCAGCTTGCCTTGGTGTTCTCCGTGTCACAGATTGAAGGTTATATCAGCAAGTTGGCAAATGTACGTGGAGAATTTGAATTACAGCAACGTTCCTTGGAAGCTATTTTACAGAATAAGGCGCAAGCGGACCAGATATTCAACAAGACCGTCCAACTTGCTGTAAAATCACCATTCCAGATTAAGGAACTGGTTACATTCACAAAACAGCTTGCAGCATACCGTATTGAGAGCGACAAGTTATATGATACGACAAAACGACTTGCCGATGTATCTGCTGGTTTAGGTGTGGATATGGGCAGACTTATCCTTGCTTATGGGCAGGTCAAAGCGGCAGCATATTTGCGTGGTACAGAAGTTCGTCAGTTTACGGAAGCAGGTATCAATATGTATGGGGAGCTTCAAAAGTTGTTTAAAACAAGAGACCAAGCAGATTATACCACGGCACAGATTGTAGATATGATTTCAAAACGTAAGGTTACATTTGAGGATGTTGAACAAGTGTTTGAAAACTTGACTTCCAAAGAGGGTATTTTCTACAATATGCAAGAAATCCAAGCTGAAACTTTACAAGGTAAAATTTCCAACTTGAAGGACAGTATTGATGTGATGCTTAACTCCATCGGTAAAGCTAACGAAGATACACTAAAAGGTTCTATTGATTCAATTAAGGTATTGATTGATAATTGGGAAACAGTTGCTGAAGTGGCAAAGACGTTTGGTGTCGTAGTAGGATCATTGCTATTAGTACCTAAAATAAAAGCTATTACCAAAGAAGTAAGCTTATTATCTTTTGCTTTAACAAAAGCAGAAACTTCATTACGCTCTTTAGGGCTTGCTTTTAAATCATCTCTTCCATTAATGGCTCTTGGAGTAGCCTTACAACTTGTTAATGAGTTGTGGAACGTTCATTCCCAATATAACAAAATGTTGAGAGAAAGTAGCAACAAGTATTATACTGCTCAGTTAAGGGTAGGAGAAATAGACGAAATAGCTAAAAATAACACAAGGGACGCATTGTCCTCCCTTGTGAAAGAGATGAATAATGAAGGATTTGAAATACAGATAAAGCCCAATATATCAGAAAAAGAAGCAAAAGAGCAATTTGAAGAGTACAGAAAACAATATACAGACTTTTTAGAAGATATTAGAAAAATTGAAGCTAATTATGCAGAAAATAGGAAGAAGGGATGGCTGATAGGGGATGATGATATTGAAACTGATTTAGACGAGTATGAGAACTCTTTCAATGATTTTATAGCGAAAGGTAATAAAATACAAGCTGAACTATTAAGGCTTTCAGAAGAATCAACTTCCTTGGGTAAAGGAGCAAAAGAATACATACAAGAACTTGTAAAGGGGAAAAAAGAAGGAGAGGATTTAATCGACTACTACAAAAGGCTTGCGGACTATTTGGAGAAGTTACAGAACGGGGTCCTTTTTGCAGGTAAGAAAAGTTCTATCGCTAGCTCGTTTCTTGGAACAAGGAAAGATTGGGAGAAAGATAAAGAAAAAGCAGTTAAAGAAATACGTGAAATATTTGATTCTGTAAATGATGAGGTAATAAAAGGTAATAAGACAAGGGAACAATTTAAGATTTTAATCAATAAAGGAGAATTTTCCAAAGAATGGTCTGATATAAAGAAGCAACTTGCATACGATATATATAATTTGGGAGATATAAAAGTTCCTCTTAGACCAGGGGTAAATAAAGAAGAACCTGAATCAGACTCCAAACATAAACGTGACATATTAGCAGAGCGCATTTCTCTTATTAAAGAGCTTAATAAGGAATACGAGAAGCTGAGCAAGGTAATGGGCAGCGATAAGGCTGCTAAGACTGTTATGGAGCGTTATGCAGATTCTCTCAAAAACGTGAATATGCCAAAGAACATCATTGGAGATGCGTTTTTGCCAAACAAGCAGAATACAGCAAAAGCATTGCAGGAAATTTCAAAGATAATCACAGATTTTAGGAAGAAGCAAGGTGCTATAAATGATTCATATCAACTGCTGGATAGCGATGATGTAGAAAATATTAAGAAACAGCTCGACAAGACCAAAAAGAATATTGAAGCCATGTTCAACGGATTGGACTTGCACAAGAAACTGAAAGATGCAGGATTGTCCGAAGCGGAGGTGCAACAGTTGTTTCCCGGACTTGCAAAGACGTTGGATGATGTTCAGAGAAGCATTGATATTGAGTTTCAAACGAAGTATGCTGACACATACAAAGACCCGAATACTCAACAATACAAAGATTATCAAGATGCAATAAAGGAGATTGACCAACAGCGTATCAAAGAACAACAAGATACTGCCGAAAGACTTATTAAATCGTACAAGGCACAACTTTCTGAACAGCTACAGCTTGACGAGCAGTATTACAAAGACTTAGAAGAGATACGTGATAAATTCCAAAACGCTCCAGATTTACAAAAGAGATTGGAAGAAAATGCGACTAAGATGTACAATCAAAAGTCAGCTAATAATGCATGGAAGGAATTTACTTCATCGGACAGTTATCTTAACTTGTTTGACAATATAGAATACTATTCCACTGCCGCATTGCAAAGCATGAAAGATAAGCTTGTGAAAATGCGTGAGGAATTAAAAGACTTGTCACCTACAGAGTTGAAGCAAATAATGGAGCAAGAAGAAAAACTTGACAAACAGCTTAACCAAAGAGACCCGTGGAATAAGTTAACAAAATCTATCAAGGAATATACAAAGCTTCGTAAAGAAAATGCAAAAAATGAGAAGGACGAGGCTAAAGCGAGAGATTTGCAAGCAAAATATGAGAAACAATTACGCACGCAAAGTAAAATAGTAGCAGAAAAGAAAGCAGCTTATGAATCCGCTACTGAAAATATAGATGCAGCACTTGAAGAATATGAAGTTGAAAAAAATAACTACGATTTATTAGTTGATAAAAAGAAGGAGCAAGACAAGATAATAGCCGGATATGATGCTGCTAACAGGGCTTTGTCGCAACAAGCTCAAAAATTACAAGGAATAATCCAATCTCTTGGTAAGATTGACCTTGGTGGAGGTATGGTCGAAAGTATATCGGGTATTACAAATTCGGTATCAGACTTTGCTCACATGTTGGAGGATAGTTTCGGTGTTGCAATAGGAGAAGACCTTTATGAAATTTTAGATGGTGTAGGTGCATTATTCGGTTCTCTTGAAAGTTTTGACATAACAAAGCCAATAAGTAGCTCTCTGAATGTACTCACCGGACTTGGCAAGACAATCGGTAGCATATTCGGCATTGGCAATAAGAACAAGAAGAAAGAACGTGAAATCCAACGGCAAATAAAGAATATAGAATCACTTGGTAGGGCATACGATGAGTTAAAGGAGAAGATGGAAGCCGCTTGGAGTGCAGATGATCTTCGTACACAAACCAAAGATACAATAGCCAATTTAGACCAACAGATTGAATCATATGAAAATATGATTAACTCAGAAGAGGCAAAGAAAGATTCTGATAGAGGACGTATTGATGAATGGAATGATGCTATAAATGAACTGAAAAAGACAAGACAAGAAATTTTAGACCAACAGAAATTAGAATTAGGAGGTATAGGTGGGGAGTCAGAATATAAGGATGCCGCCTCTTCATTTGTTCAAGCATGGATGGATGCTTTCAATGAAACAGAAGATGGACTAAAAGCCCTTAATGAAAACTTTGATAGTTTTATTGAAAATCTTATCGTCAAACAAGCTACAATGAGACTTGCGCAAGGGCGTTTGAAGGAGCTGTTTGAGAAAATAGATGAATCTGTTACAGAGGGAAGCGTAGGAGGGATTAACCTCACTAAAGAAGAGCTTGCAAACATCCAGGCTCTTGGAGAAAGCGCATTGAAAGGATTAAATGAAGATTTGCTTGCGCTTATGGAAACATTAGGATACAAAGGCACAAGTGTAGGGCAGAAATCTGAATTGTCGGCACTCCAACAAGGAATACAAGCCATGAGCGAAGAAACCGCTGGGGAACTTCAAGCCCTACTGAATTCGATACGTTGGTTCGTAAGCCAGCAAACCACTGACGTAACAGCA